ATTTTCATTTTCTTCATCGCTATTATCAATCTCATCATCATCACTATTATTAATATCATCATCGTCTTCGTCATCTTCATCTTCTATATTTTTTGGAATATCTTCGTCATCATCATCACCCTCCTCGTCATCATCCCCGCTATTATCTTCACCGTTTTCATCTTCTTCGTCTTCTTCGTCATCTTCGTCATCGTCATCTTCTTCGTCTTCGTCATCTTCTTCAATATCATCGATAGTATCATCCACAACAAATCCATCCTTTAAATACCCTTGTTTAGTTTTTTTTTCAGAATGAATATTTGCTAATTCGTCTTCTTCGTTTTCATCGTCATACGCTGTATCATTCAAATTTTCAAATCCTCCAAATAATTTTTCATATATTTTTTCCCATAACTCAATTGATAAATTTGATAATTTATAATCTCCTGATTCTGTATTTTTAATTTCACAAATTACAGCACAGGTACCAAAAAATAATGTATTATCAATTGGAGGAGGAAAATCATATTTATTTTCGGTGTTTGCGCGTCCATCCGTTTTAGCATAAACTGCAACTTTGTATTTTTGTTTTTCAACAGTTATTCTCCATTCTGTTTGTTTGGAAAAATCATTGTTTTTTTTGAAACCACATTTTTTGTATAAATCTTCCTTTTTGAATTCTTTCGTATTTACTTGTAATTGCTTTGATTTTCCAAATTTATCAATTAAAATAATATTCATGTTATTTGATTTAGACATGTTGTTTTAAATATATATTTGATATAGATATTTGATATAGATATTTATTAATATAACTATTAGCATATTGATAGGTTTAAGTAGTTTATTTATAATTTTATTGTATAACTTCAATATACCGGTTCAATATGTTATATATGCGATATTTTATTATAAAGAATAATTATTAATAATAAATATACATTTAAAAATATAGATTTAAAAATGATTTATTGGACTGTTAAAACAATATTAATATCAATAATTTTTATTTTTTTAATACATCATTTAATTGAATTTTTCAAAAATACATTGACTGTACCAAAGGTGAAAGATTTAGTCAATGTTCCGACACAAAAATATGAGCATATTTTTAATAGTTTAAGTAAAAACAGCAACGGCAAGAGCAACAATATCGATATCGATATTGATATTGAAAAAATTAAAAATAATTTAAATTCTACTAATATAGATAGTTTACCTGTAACAAATCAAGATATGAAAAGTGAATTAAAAAAATTCTTAAAACAACAAATGACAAATAATTTTTAAAAGTAACAAAAAAATAATTATTTTTTCTTACTAACAACACAGAATTTATAAAAGTATTTCCTCATTTTTTTATTGTAAAACATAAAGAAAGACAAAAACAACAACAACACAAATACCAACACCAACCCCAATAGAAAATACCATAGATAAAATTTATTGTTGTTATTATTGTATTTAATTTGTTTACAATCGGCTTCTAAAACCATATCATTTTTATAATGACCTGCTAAATGGGATACGATCGTTTCACTTGTATTTTCTGTACAACTTATATTATTGAGAATATAATACGGAACTACTTTTATATGTTGAGAATATTCCTTTTTTGTTAGTATGTTTGTTGCAAATGCTCCCTGTTCATAATCATCCCCAGCATATTGTTTATCTGTTTTCCATTTATTATCTTCTATCCTCCAATTATTTGAATTATATAAAGATTTCCAGTATGAAAATATTTGACGACTATATGAATCATTTTTAACAATGAAACACCCAGCATTAAATTGCATTTTCCATGGAGGTGGATCTTTTGTTATAATCATAGAATATTCAGAATATTTACTTAAAAAATCATTTAATCTGTTTTTATTGAAATTTATAAAAAAAGCATCACTATCAATCCAAAATACATAATCAATCGTAGAGTTATTTGGATTATTTATAATTCTATCAATATCAAAAACTTTTGCCCAATAAGGAGGAACATTATCTAAACTTTTAGTTAAAAATTTATATTGCATATCGTTTTCACTACATATTTTTTTGTTCAATTCCATATTTTCATTTAGAAAATCATTATCAGTCCTATCTTCAATTTGTAAAACTAATATATTGAACATTATTATTTTTATTTAGTATTTTTACTTAATATCTTTACTTAATATCTTTACTTAATATCTTTACTTAATATTATATTAAACAGATATAAAAAAATAGGTCTATATAAATATATATCCGTCAAATTTTCAATATCAAAACATTACCTAGCAAATATGTTTAATGAAGAACAAACAAATGCTATTTTAACTAATTTTCCTGAAATAAATATGAAATGTTGTAATGAAAATATAGCAAAATTTCATATTGATGCTACCAAGAATTACGATTTTTATTCAGCGATACCAGAAGGTAAAAAATATATTATTTGGTTTACAAGTTACAATAATAAAAAAGCCTGTTTTTTATTGACATTTTCTTTTAAAAAATTAAAAATTTATAAAAAAATATTTGTGCCTTTTACGAATGAATTAATAAATACCGTATTTAAGGGTACCAATTTTTATATAAAGGGTAAGCAAAATTCATATATAACATTAGAAGATGTATTATTTTATAAAGAAAAAGATGTATCAAGATTGACAGAGATAGAAAAATTAACTATATTTCAGGATGTTTTTAATAATAAGAATTTTACATTACCTTTTATAAATGCTTATGCAAATTATAACAATAATACTAGTTCCAATAACATGATTGGTTTACCATTAATTAATAGACATTTGGAATTATTGAAAAAAGAGATTGAATTATTACCCTATAAAGTAGAGTTTGTAGTATGCAAATTTTTTAACGAGAATAACGAAAAAAGTGAAAAAGTTAAATATAATAAGCAAACGGATACTGAAGATACCAACAATACCAACAACACCAACAATAAAGAAAAAGAATCAAATGAATCCAATGTGAATATTTTTGATATAATAAACAAAGTTCCTAATAAAAAACCACCTTTTTATACAGAATCAACTGTAAAGAATAATGATAGTAGATATAACGAAAATAATAAGCAAAATAACAAACAATCTATGAGACAAACTACAAAACAAAACAATTTTAATAAAGAATATGTATTTTTAATTAAACCAAATATTCAAAATGATATTTATAATTTATATACTTTGACAGAAAATAAAACCGAAAAATTTTTCGATACTGCGTATATTCCTAATTATACAACAAGTGTTATGATGAATCAATTGTTTAGAAATATAAAAGAAAATGAAAATTTGGATAAATTAGAAGAAAGTGATGATGAAGATGAGTTTGAAAATGAAAACATTGACAAATTTGTTTATTTAGAAAAATCCTATCCAATGGTATGTAAATATAATTTTAAATTTAAAAAATGGTATCCTGTTTCTTTATCAAAAGAAAATGCAAAAATTGTAGATAGTAAAGATTTATATTAGGTTAAATTATAATAAAATATATGAATAATATATAAACAATATATTATTTATCAATAAACCATGTCAGGTTCTGAAGCTTCCAATTTAGGATATAGTGAATATCTACCTAATAGCAATATTAATGGAGCTTTTGTAAATGTGAATAATACTAATAATCCTGCTAATTTTGGTAGTAATGAAGTCCCGCCAACTGGATTAGGTGGCGCCAGTTGTAATATGGATGCTGCTGCTGGAATCGTTCCTGGTATATGTATGAGTGGTGGCGGGAAAAAAAGATTATCAAAAATGAGAACCATGAAAAACATGAAAAACATGAAAAACATGAAATTATTAAAGCGAAAAATTAAAAATATTAGTAATATGTATAAGATGAAATATACAAAAAAACAGCGAAAACAAATTAAACGTAAAATTTCTAAAAAATATGTTAAAAGATCTAGAACATCTAGAACATCTAGAACGTATAGAAAACACAGAATGGGAAAACGAATGCGTAAAATGCAAAAGGGTGGTGCTATGACTGATCTCGCCTACAGTAATTACCCAAACAGCGAAGATTATGCAGGTACTAAGCTTTCATATAACGAAGCCAGTGCCTCATCTGGTTACGGATTTCATGTTCCAAGTAGCGATCCACAAATCAACTCCGCATTATCTAGTCCTACACCATTTCGTTCATATGGAGATATGAAGTAATGTATCAATTATAATTTTATAAAACATGTTCCTCTAAGAAATGGATCAGAATCTTCGTCATATACAGTTGTTTTTTTTGTTGTTTTTTTGCAACTAGGATCATAAATAATTTCCCAAATAGTATCATTATTTTTCAGGTTTCCGTTTGCACTCATATAAACTTCATTCGAACTCTTAATTATTTTATATTTTTCTTTCATATAAAATGTTTTTCTTTTTTTCCATTGATTCTTAAATGGTTCATGTGAATCAATGATATCAACAACTAACGGTCCATTCTCATTTTTCTCTCGAAGTATTCTTCCAACAGATTGCTCAATATCTGTTTTTGGAGTCGCCATAATAAGCGTTGTCAATGTTTTAATGTCCAACCCTTCCGACGCCATTGCATAAGTTGCAATAACAATCTTCTTTGTTTCTGTTTCTTTTAACGCCGTCTCTTTCATTCCTCCTATATAGTATCCAACGGAACTATTAGCGATATTGCGATGTTTAATAGCGTCAAACAGATACTTTAATAAGTTTTTATTGTGGGCTAATATCATTATTTGTTGATTTTCATTTTCTCTCAAAAGATCTATGAGAATCCTTAAAATAAACTCACTTCGATGATTGTATTCACATAATTTGGTAATCATACTGCTATAGGATGTATTCCCTCTAAAATCTGTTATAACATGATTGAATTCATCGTCATTTACTTTATATTCAATAGCTCTCACTTCTACTGACAATTTTTCTGTACGTTTTCCTTTAAAAACAACATCTCCCAAAAACATTTTAAAAACATAAGAAGTCCCATCTTTACGATTCATCGTAGCGGATAATCCCAAAATATAACGCGTTACAATTTTAAAAAGTGAATTGGAAAATACCTCACTCGATATATGATGTACCTCATCAATAATCATAAATCCGAAACTATCGAACATAGTGGCAGGGTAATCTTTCATAGCGAGACTTTGTAACATACAAAGAACGATATCTTTGTTTTCAATGTCTATGATCTGACCCTGGATTTTTCCTATTCTAGCAGTAGGTAAAAACTGTTGTATTCTCTCTATCCATTGATTCATTAAAAACTCCTTATGAACAATCACAATGGTTTTCTTTTTAATTCTCGATATAATGTTTAGGGACGCTGAAGTCTTGCCCCATGCACATGGGAGTTCTAATAACCCTCCACCATGATTGAAACCATTTATTGTGTGGTGGATGGACGTTACATCATGAATATATTTTTCAACAACAGGTATCTGATAATCGCGCAATTGTCCGTTGAATTCCAAATCAATATTCTCTCCTTCCGATAATTCTATTTTAGATGGTGGTCCGAATTCTTTGATACCATAATATTGTGGTACATATATTTTATTATTGGATTCTCTATAAACAAAATAAGTGGTTTGTGTATCTTGAACAGGAGATCCGTGAACGTGAGGTTTAATAGTTAAATCTGTCTTTATTTTTTTAATTTGTTCGGATGATAAATCTTTTTTTAGTATTGTATAACCTTTCTTACCCAAATATGATTTCATTTTTCTGTGTACGACTGTTTGTATATGTTATTTGTTATATAACTAGGTTCTTTGTGTTTAATAGTATTTACTATTTAGATTTAGAATTATCGAATCTAGCATCAATTTTTATTGTATTTGTCTATCCCATGAAAAATAAAAATATATTTTTATATATATATTTATAATATAACAAATCATAAATGAAAGAATTATCTAGTTTATTCAAAAAAGAGAATATGGGTCAATTAATACTAGCCATATTATTTGTCATTTATTTAATCATGGGATATAATACTCCAAAGAGTCTAGCTGAATTAATTGATTTACCAGTAGGAAAGATAGCAGTTATTGTTGTAGCTTTGTGTATATTATCAACATCCAATCCTATTGTAGGTATTTTAGCATTGTTTGTTGCGTATGAATTAATTCGTAGATCCAATATTGCTTTACGAGGAGGTGATTTGAAAAGCTATATTCCGTCTGAAAGTAAGAAAAATGATCAATATTCAGCATTCAATCAAAATGAATTCCCTTATACTTTAGAACAAGAAATGGTAGGAAAAATGACTATACAAAACAATAATATTAATCTGTCATTTAACAACAATACATCCAGTTTTAAACCAATATTAGATAATACCCATAATGCATCCATGTTAAGTGTTTATAATAATTAAAATTGATGTGTTTTAAGATTTTATTTACATGATATAAATAGTTTATTATATCATATAATAATGGGAACCACACACGAAAAATTAAAAATGATCGATTTATTCGCAGGAACCGGTGCATTTACACTAGCATTTGAAAAAACCAACCGAGTAGAATGTGTATTTGCGAACGACATGGTAGCGACATCCAAAACAATTTATGATGAGAATTTTAAGAATCAAAACCACGAATTAACCCTAAAAGACATTCATGACGTAAAAGTAGAAGAAATTCCTAGTCATAATATATTGACAGGTGGGTTTCCATGTCAGCCTTTTAGCATTGCAGGTAAATTAGAAGGGTTCAATGACCCTAGATCCAATGTATTTTGGAAAATATTGGAAATACTGGATTATCATAAACCAGATTATGTGATTTTGGAAAATGTGAAAAACCTAGTTTCACATGATAATAAAAAAACATTTGAAGTTATTAAAAAATCATTAACAGAGAGAGGATATTATATCCATTATAAAGTTTTAAATACGGCTGAAATAACAGGGATCCCCCAACATAGAGAGAGAATATATATTGTTTGTATGAAATCAAAAGAAGTGTATGATAAATTCAACTTAGAATTTGAAAAAATCCAGAAACAGCCTGTTGGATCGTTTTTTGAGAACGCACTCACCACCGCGACCACCATCGATAAAAAATACTACTACACAGATAAATCGAAAACATGGGATCTAGTTAAAACTGGGATTACAAAAAAAGATACAATCTATCAGTATCGACGTGTTTATGTTCGAGAGAACAAAAGTAACGAATGTCCAACATTAACAGCGAATATGGGAATGGGTGGTCACAATGTACCGCTCATATTAGACGACGTTGGAATAAGAAAATTGACTCCTCGCGAATGCTTTAATTTTCAGGGGTTTCCAAATACCTATAAGGTGCCAAATAAAAAAATATCGGATGCGAATTTATACAAATTAATAGGAAATGCTGTTTCTGTTCCAGTTGTTTCATTAATAGCTGAACGGTTAATAAATGTCATTACACATGCTGAGTCTAAAAAATGATTAACAACCTTGAAGATTTTACATGGGATAATAAATATATAAACAAAACTATATAAAAATGTTAATTATGTATATATAATAATGAAAATTGTAATTAAAAATTACAAACGCTTATTAGTAAAAGATGATGGTTCAGAAGTAAATATTGATGATGGTGATGTAGTTAAATATACTGGAGTATATTATAATTGTATTAAAAATGAAATTTATGATGTATTTGAAAAAGAAACTGGATTTGTTGGTATTGTAGAGACGCACAGAAGTAGAGAGGACATTATTCAAGGAATATATATAAAACCAATGTATATATGGAGTATACTTAATAGTGAATGGTTGAAAATCAATGACTACAAACCCCCTGTTACAAAATATTTTTTATATCCCCATCTATTAATGTTACCTGAAATGGATTATCATTACAAACCTCTTTATTTTTTAAATAGTTGTTGCAATACACAATTAGCTGATTTTAATAGTATAACCAAAGAATTTAGTTTGAACATTTAAAACGATTACAACCAATGAAGTTGTCACATTTTAAATCTTAAAGGGTGTAAACAATATATTTACACAATTGATTTAAACAATGGTTGTTATGTTATATAACAAGTAAGTAAAATGAGTGGTAAATATACTAGATATGATTTGATTGGCGCAATAAATTATTGGTGTCGTAAGAATGGTGGCGCATACTTTACATACATAGAAAAAACAAAAAAAGCAGAATTAGAAGAAATCGTCGTACAATACGATATAAATGTGGATGAAATGTTACTTGAATTAGCCAAAGAGCGAGAGAAAGCGAATAATTTCATACCAGATTTACAAGCAAAAATAAAAAAAAATATAGACTTTTTACTAAATAAAATAGAAATGTTGGAATCGCTTTTAACCGCTGAACAACACGAAAAATATATGGAATATTGTAATTCACAAAACTCCGATTAGTTATTCATCCGAACAATCTAAAACAATATCTTCAAATGATCCCTCAAATACCAAACAACATTTTTCTTTTATTTGTGGGTATAAACCATGCCAATTGACACGTGGTCGTCTTCCCTGTAATGATTGATCTTCAAATGTTTGATTTTTATTTACTTTGATATTTTTCCATTCATCGGATGTACGTTTATAAGGAAATTTATATAATTTAAAATAGTCGTTTAGCCATTCCGTAGCATCTAAGAAGTAAATACTATCCCATTCGGATGAAGGTGTAAATGAAATAGGACCAGTAGAAGTAAAACATTTACATTCTTGTTTTCCCTCAATAGAAGACAGTAGGTCTCCTTTACAATTCCACGTACATGTATTATCACCTGTTTTTTGAATAATGAATTTAATCATATTTTCACTAATATCTTCAGGAATACATGGTAGCCGAAATTGTATATTGAGTATATTGGATGAGTTTTTTCTGCTTAATACATAATTTTTATGCATCTCATATTGTTGCTTTAATATTTCTTTTGTGTACATATCTACAGTGCTCTCTGCTATTTTTTTTGTCTTTGATTTGGATATTGCTCTCATGTTATTTTTACTAAATACTAGTATTTTCACTCTATTGTATGAGAATAAAGAGACTATTATTGGAATTATCCATTTATGTAAATGTGAAAATAACTTCAATTTTTTATTTAATTTTTTATTATTATTTACTTTAATTATTATTTACTTTAATTATTATTATTAAAAATAATAGTAATTAAAATTAAAATAAAATAATTTATTATTTTTATATTTTAGTGTTTTATATGTTAGTGTTTTATATATTAGTGTTTTATATATTAGTGTTATTATCTAACGATTCAACATGATTAACCCCATAATAACAAACATCAAAATGAATGGGAAAAGAACAAGTAACCATGAAATACTTGTGTAACCATCTTTGCATATTAAGTTAAGAATCCATGTCCAGAATAGAATGTAGATAATCTTGAAAATAAAAACTAACATTGTATTTGGAACGCGACATGAAAATTTACCTAAACTATAGTGATTTCTATTTCCAATATTTTGGAAAATAAGAATAACTACACCGATCATGGAAATGATGAAATAAAGTAATGCCGGTGGGCAAAGATCTTTCATTCTTCTAGGAAATGCCATTTCTATTATTATAAGATAATAATAGAAAAAAATATTTTAATTTAAAAATTATTAAGACACATTTATATGTTTTATCAAATAGTTAATTACATATTTAATACTTCTTGTTGATATTGATTTTCTAATTGATTGTTGAATGGTAATGGACTTGGCAATTGAGTATTGCCACGTAAAGCATTAATTTCATTTTTAATTTCTGTTAATATACCTAATGATGGTAAACCACCTTTTTGTTGTTTATGTTGGTTGTATAACTTGTTTTTTTTTGTTAGTTTGTTTCTTTTATAACTATTATTTTTATATTTACGCATATGTTTTCTAAATGTATGTTTTTTCATTTTTTTCAAATTACCACCGTATGCGTATGGAACTAAAGTTGTGCTCATTGTCGTACGATCCGGTTGAAAATTATAACTGTTAAGTGATAAATGATTACTTTCACCATTAATATTTCCAACACCAGGCCATCTCAAAGGATCTGGTCCCCATGAATAACCCATAGCACCATTTGGATATGTTGCTCCAGGAAGCATATTATCACTTTTACATGTTTCATAACCACCTACTAATAATAAATTATGTAAATTATCATCAATAAATTGCGATTCACTATCTGTTCTTTGTCCGTTTACTTTTCTATTATTTCCCCCAGAACCACCATTTCTATGAGGAAAAGATAAATTATCAACACATAAATAAGAAGAAGATGGATGAGCTAATATACTACCACTACATGCGGATCCACCAGTCATCATATTATTTGCATTGCATCCTCCACATCCACCAATCATCATGTTATTCGCGGTGCATCCACATCCACCACCAATCATATTAGCACATCCTTTCATTTTCCACAATCCTTGCTTTTTTGACTTGTTTTTCGTCATTAATTGTCTTTTTGAATGTTTTTTTCTAATGGATGTTTTTTTATAATATTTCATTTATATTATCAATATATTTTTTCTTTTTTTATATTTTGCTCTAAATAAATATACGCATAGGATTTTTTATCACCTATTATTTTTAGTATTTTCTATTCTATACTATTCTATTCTATACTATTCTATACTATTCTATTCTATATCTACATGAGTAAGAAGATGTCTTCTACAACATAATTTATTTAATCCTAATTCATCTAGTACTTCACCTTCAGGTGTCTTTTCATGAAAATCTTTTGTCAAATAAATTACCTTTTCAATGTCCATTTTTTTCTCTAATTTCTTCTTACGAACTTCTTCTAAATAATATCGATATTTATCACCCAATACATTTCCACATGTGAAACATTTGACTGGAATAATCATTTTTTAATTTGATTGATAGTTTTATAGAGTGTTTATAGTGTGTTTATAATGTATATAAATATTTATTTAAATCAATTTTAAAAAATTTTACTTATACATACTATGAAAAAGATTGCATTTTGTTTCTTAATATATGATATCATAAATCATGAAGAAATATGGAAACATTTTTTTTCAAATATAGATAAGAATAAATACAATATTTATATACATTATAAATACAATGCGCCGTTGAAATATTTTGAAAAATACAAATTAGAAAAGACTATTAAAACAGAACATGCTGATATATCTCTGGTAAAAGCTCAAAATATCTTACTAGAAACAGCATTATGTCACGATAATGAAAATACCTTATTTATTTTTTTATCTAATTCGTGTATTCCATTGAAACCATTTGATTATATTTACAACACATTGAATGAGAATTTTTCATATTTTAATATTTCACCTCATATCCAATGTTTTCCTAGATGCAATAAATCATTACAATATATAAGTGAAAAATATATTCAAAAAGCATCTCAATGGTGCATTTTGAACAAAAATCATACAAAATTATTATTGCAAAATCAGGATGAATATATTACGTGGTTTAATTATAAAGAAACAGTACCTGATGAACATTGTTATATAACCTTTTTTTATAAAAATAATTTACAAAATGAAGTTATTTGTACAATGAATGAATCAATCAACGCAACTACTTTTACAAATTGGGAAGGCACGTATTATAAATATCCGTCTATACGTGGATTAAAAAATTATCAAACCATATCTTACGAGGAATTAATTTATTTATTACATAGTAAAAGTTTATTTGGTAGAAAATTTAATAAAGAATGTATATCGCTAATAAATAATGAAACGTACATGAAATATATATCAAACATATAAACAATGTAAAACTAGTTAGTTACTATAGACGTACGAATTATTCCAATGTATTGCAAAATTGAGACGTGTAACAATTAATTTTCTCAATAGGAATAGATTCTTTATGAATTGGTAAGAATATTACATTTCCTTTTAATGGATTTATCTCTGTGTTGTTGGTGTTGGTGTTGGTGTTGGTGCTCTTGTTACTAGTGGTGATAATACTACTATTTTTTACTAAAAAATCAAATACTTTCTTTGTCATGTAACTATCTTGAATATTTATTTTTGGTTTTATATATTCGACTATCGTATTATAATAATTGTTTTTGTTGTTGTTGTTGTTGTTGTTGTCATTTTTGGCATGATATTCACTTAAAATTTTACGTCCTTCAACTTCATATAAATTATAAAAACCAATTTTTGTTTCAGATTCTCCTCCTGCTATTATAATTCTACCCATTGTATCACCGCCATAATAATCTGAATATTTTCTCTTATCATAATCGTAACGCTTAATCATTCCAGTATAATCTGTTATTTTTAATAAATTATGATACAAAATATAAAAATACAAACTATGAGCATAAATGGTTGTAGAATTAAATTGTGTTTTTAAATCTTTCTCTTTAGCAAAATGATTACATAAATGCATTTTTTCATAATCAACATGTGTTTCATTCAATATTTTTTTTTCCAAAATAGGGTTACAATAAAATACTAGATATTTATTGTTCACTCTATTATATCTATTATATCTATGATATTCATCTGGATGAAAATATCCACTATCAAAAAAAGTACTAGCAAATGGTAAATTGACGCATGGATCTCCTTCGTTAGCAATTCTTCTGTAGAATATATAACCTTTTTCGATAAGTTTATTAAATTTTTGTATAGCATAACCATTCAACACTCTCGGTGTTCCAAATGTTATACAGCAAATTTTATTCATATCATATCCATTTTTACTGTAATAAGGACTTTTCGTGTTGTTTTTTAATCCTATCCATAAATATGTAAATATAGTAGCTAAAGCACCCCCTAATGAATGACCACATGTAAAAATTTTTACAGATGATGAAGCTTTTTTATTTGATTTCAAAAAATTCACAGATAAAAACTCTATGGAATGCATAATTGTATTTATTATTTCTGATAGTATTTTAAATATTCCTTCTATCATTCCATCTTTCACTCCATCACAAAGCATAATAGGCACGAAAGAACTGGGTTTACTATAAATAGACATGTTTTTGGGAGAATCCGTTCCTTTAAAAACAACCCAAATAGAATTCATTATTTTATCTGCTATTACATAGACGCTCGAATAATTTGATGTTGTAATAGAAATGTACATGACATTTTTAGAAGATTTGATATTTATTTTATCATCGGATAATTTTTTATTTATTTTTTTTGCATAATCAATATATAATCGTGACGATATAGTATTAGTTAATTTAAAAAAAACAGCATCATTAAAAATATCATTAATTTTGTTGTTTCGAATGTCCATTAAAAAATCGTGATTTATTATATTTTCATGAAAAATAGTTATATAGTCGTCTAAAATACCATTTCGTTTATATGCCATTCTGGATAATATGGACGCAATAAAACAAATAAATGGCGGATCACCTGATAATTGATTATTGTGTCTCTCGTCATTGTCGTAATTAATCAAATTATTTATTTTTTGAATACCATTATTTACCTTGGACAAAAAATCGATCCCTTTCACGGTGTAATCATGTAGTTTTTTTATATTAATATATTTTTTTGTTTTTTTATGTGTATTATTTACTTTACGCTTTGTTTTCTTATTATATTTATGTGTTTTATTAGTCATATATATAATATATATATAAATTTTTATAAGATTCATAACAATCATTATTGTTATTTTATTTATTACCGCCATTATTACCGCCATTATTACCGCCATTATTACCGCCATTATTACCGCCATTATTACCGCCATTATTACCGCCATTATTACCGCCATTATTACCGCCATTATTACCGCCATTATTATTCGCAGTTGATTTCGCATTGTTTAATTTGTTTTCTTCTTTTTTGTCCATATCAAAAATAACACGAATAGCTTTGAATACAAAATGTATTATTATGATTACAACAATAATCAAAAACACAAAAATGAATAAAGTTTTGGGTGAATTGATTTTTTTCATTAATTGTTTATTCAACTTCATTTTAATATAAACAAATATTTTTATTTTTTATGTACACAACTATATAAATCACATATTTATCAAAATAATCCCGTTACTCGTTTTTTTTTTAACATGCTGTTTTTTCTCTCTATGAATATTTTTATGACAATTCTCGCAAATACTTATTAAATTAGCTGGATGATTTTTATGGAACATTGTCACATTGTCATTAGTATTTATTATAATTCCATCTTTATTTGCATTTATCTGATGTTGTAAATGATGCGTTTCCGATGCCATATTTTTGTTACACATTTTACAAATACTTACTAAAATATTTGGATTATAGTTGGATTGTTGGAGAGAAAGTGCGCTTCCCATATTTGGGTGATACTTAATACGTATTTGATTTGCCATTTCTAAAAAATCATTGGGTAGATTCAATGATTTACATACTTCTAACCCATACATACTTGTACCAGGCCCTTTTTTAAGTTTTCTGTCATAAACTAAAATATCCTTCTCTCTATCATAAACGACTGACATGTGAAATAATCCGACATTATTCATGCTATTTATTTCTTCATAGCTTGTTATCTCATGTAAATGTGTTGCAAATAGAAAACTGCTTTTAATATTACTTAAATATTGAATACCCGCAACAAATATACTAATAGCAGAAACGCTTTCTGTACCAGAACAAAGTTCATCACCTAATACTAAACTATTTTTATCCGCTAATTTTAGTATAGTTCTTAATTCTGACATTTCTACAGCGAAAGTGGAGAGACCTTTGAAAATATTATCGTTTCCTAATATTCGTGTAAAAATAGAATGATAAGGTTTAAATACAAATTTAGAACATGGAACATATAATCCTGCTTGTGCCATGATAATAGCAATTCCAATTGCACGAATAAAACTGGTTTTACCTACAGCGTTGGTACCATATAACAACATTCCGTCGATTCCGTCGATTCCGTCGATTCCGTCGATATCTTCTATACCAATACTAATATCATTAGAAACATACAACTCATTTTGTTGTAAATGTTCTATTAAACAATGACGAAGACCTTTCATACTGGCAAATGATTTATCCGCTGTGTCATCTATTTCTGGTTTACAATAACCGTATTTTTTTGCAATAAAAACTTTATTAAATAACACATCGATTGTAGTTATAAAGTGAATTAAAAAATCTATTTTCAATGGATATGTTTTGTTGTCTTCATCCGTAGATACAAATTTATGAATCAACGATGTATATGCATTGTTTAATATTTCTTTAAATTGAATCTTCATATTTGAAATATTTTTACACAATTCACTGATTTTTGGATTCACGACGCTGTTGTTTGTTGCACTTTGCGTAAGAAAAATTAAATTCGTATCTTTCGTGTCTTTGTCAATAACGACAAATTCAAATTGTTTACATTGATCATTTATATTATAATCTAACATAATTGGTTCATTACTACGACTTTTTAAAGCCTCTTTCAAAATAGTACAACGACGTTTTGTAGATAGCAAACTGTAATTATTTTTTTCTGTTTCGTGTAGTTTAATGTATTCTGTTGTTTTTGTTTTCTTTTCATATTTTTCCAATAGATTATTTAAAAAAATTCGTATGGATTCTAATTTACTTTGTGATTCGTTCATGATTATGTTCGCATTGTCCAAATTAGAATCAATATTGCGTTTAATAAAATTTGTTTCAAAGTTAATAAATTGTTCCAAATCTTTACACAATTCAATATCAATATGAAAATCGAAAAACTGAATAATTTCTGAACAATAAGATGCTATATTCTCAATATCGTCATTTTTATATTGCGTCATTTTATTGACATATTCACATATAGTTTTGTCTTTTTTTATAATATCAAATATTTCTCTCGTTGTTTCAATATTTTTGTATAATTGATAGATTGACTTTGGTGTAATTTTTTTCATATGTAGCTGACGATTCCATTTTGAAATATCTTTAATTTTAGCTAGTTTTGAACGAATTAGAGTGTTCGAGTTGGTCGAGTTGTCAGAGTTTTCTGAAGCCAATAAATAATCAGTTATTTCATATTCTTTTTTTAAAAATTCAATATTTTTAGACGGATTCAATAAATCATATGAAAATTGTCGTTTTCCCATAGGTGTTAAACACAGATTTAACAGTTTTTCAACAGAAGAAAAAGCACCATAATAATCATTGTCTATAATGTTTAATTGACGTAATGAATGATTTGCTAGTAACAATCTATCTGAATTATTCTCAAATGTAGGTTCTGTTATTTTATGAACTAAATAAGGATTGTGTTGATAAATAAAATCCAAAAGAAAACAAAATGATTGTGTTGCAACAGAATAATCATAAAAGTTTTGCATAAAAACACCAAAGTCATTTATATTATAAAATCGCTCCAAAATTTCTCTTTGATAAATTTGTTTTTCACAATTACGTGCTTTTTTAGTAAATTCGTTGATATTGGTGTTGGTGTTGGTGGCGTTGCCATTGGCAGATACCAAACTAATTTTGTGAATCAAAAGAGATTTGATATTGGAAAAACTAATGATATCTTCTATTTCGTAGGTGGAGAGATTACTTATAATAATAACTTCAGTTGGTTCATATATCGAAACAAACTTTTCCAATTCATCATATGTAGTTGGATTATGAATATATGTTTCCTTATATTGATATAATGTAGTTTTTCCTGTATAAATATCAATATTGGAAATACCAACCATGACGAACTTCCCCTTTGGTTCTATAAGCTTGGATTCAATGGTTTCAATCCAAATACACATAGTATTGTTTGTTAGTTTATTTCGTGAGTTGGAACCATCACACATATCCTGATCATTATTGAAAAAGGTACCTGGAGAGAAAATACCAGCGAGGTTTCTAGAGGTGTTCTTAGTTTGCTCATCCTGTGTATAAACGACTGCAGTATATCCTGCTTCTTGTAATTTTTTTATGTATTTATCAATCATAATATCTTTAAAACCAGCCATAACAATAGTTTCGTCTTTTTTTATTTCTGTAATACAAATACTTTTATCCACAATATTTAATTCACATATTTTAGCAAAATTTTGAATTTGACTGTTGCGAATTTTATCAGTATCTTTGTTGCGTATTCCATATACTTCATAAAAAGCACCTACTTGCATTAATAAAATTGTTTTCTCTCCATACTCGAAAATATATTTCTTTGTTAAATCAAAATAATCTTTTATCAATGTCATAATTTTTTATCTTGTTATATCATATAGTAAAATATATTTAACTATATTTTAATTATTTATTATGAGTGTTACCGATGAGGAGTATTTGCGGGCACAAACTGCATCTGGATTAAAAATAACACTAATTTATAAAACACAACAAAATACTCTTGTTCCTGATTATTATTTGATAACAGCAACAGATGATAATACAAAATATAAAATGAAATCAGCTACAACTAAATATATTGCTAATAAAAATTATGATAGAATGAAAATTTATGAACAAAGTAAAATTAAAATTTTTAATGTTATTTTAAATGATTATTTTGATAAAGTCAAATATTTAGTAGAGGGTAAAAAATATTATTATAATGCGTATCGTGATAATGCGTATGATGATAATTTTTCGCATACATCAGAAGGGCTACAATTACCATTGATATATTTAGGTGAATATGATGGTAAAAAGTTTGACAAAATTATCGATAATAATTCTTTAGGATTAGATACGGATACGAATAAAATTCGTGATAATTTAAATAAAGTATATGTGGCAAAAGATATTTTAGTCGACCGATTAAAAATAATGGGTGGTAAACGCAAATCACGTCGTCGTGTTGCAAAAAGAAAATCACGAAAATCCATAAAATCCAGAAAATTACGAAAAATACGTAGATAAAACAAATAATGTTATTTTATAGTAAAATTAATATTTTATTAAAATTATATTTTTTTATTAATATATTATATAACAAAAATACGTTTAATTATTTTTAGTAAATAATTATTATGTTAAGTCAAGAAACATTAGATGAAAAATACATATTTGAAGAAATGAATAAATTGAATAAAGATATACCTAGATATGGATTTATGAAGGTTTATAAGAGTAAAAATGAAATTGAAGGAAAAAAAAGAAATATAAAAATTTATTTAGAACCAATAGAGATACCAAGTGAATATTCATCTTTTTTTAATTCAATAAAAGAAAATTATAATACAGGTAAAATTCCAGAATTACTAAAAAAAAATGAAGGGATAATAAAAAATATTATGAGTGATATGAACAATAATAATAATAATACCTATTATTTAGACTTACCAGCAAAATTTTGGGATTTGCCAATATTTAATGATGAAGAAAAACCAGATGAAAAATATTATCAATCATATTATTTAAAATTAGGCAAACTTAATAATAAAAAAAATTTATTTACAAGTTCTAAAACAGTTTTGGATTATTTTAATTTTATTCGTGGAGAGAATGATAAATATAATAAATATAATGAACGTTTTGAATTTCTTAATAAAAAGTTACGCAATAATGATGATTTGAATGATGGTGAAATATTGGTGAATTTATATAAAGTTAAAAACGAATTAGAAAAAGGAAAAATCGATCGAATATTTGATCCTTATGATAATAATGGTATAGATGATAATTACAATAATACAAAGCATGATCCTATTTTATCATGTCTTAACAAAATGAATTATAAAATACAACCTATATTAGACTTTTATGAAAGTAAGCGTATTAATGATATTGATCATGATATTTTTGAGAAATTTAACATTTTTGATAAATTTAAAGAATATTTGAAATCAGTTTATAAAATACCAGAGGAAGACAATGAATTAGTTCATTATATTATAGGTAATGATCTAACAAAAGAAAATTTATTAGCAGATTTGAAAACAATTAAAAAGTGCAAAGAAGAACAAATATTCGAAAATTGGAACGGCAAATACAAAGTTGGATATAACGTCGATAACAGCAACCTATACAAAAATGATAATAATAATAATAATAATAATACATATGATGTTGGTGGCAAACGCAAATCACGTCGTCGTGTTGCAAAAAGAAAATCACGAAAATCCAGAAAATCAAATAAAAAAGCAACAAAAAAATCTAAAAAATCCAGAAATTCACGAAAAATACGTAGATAAACAAATATACTTACATCTACACCTACACCTACAATAATATTGTAAAATATATCAAATAAATATTCTACAATAATAAATATTAAATAGCAACAAAAATATGATTTTTATAATTAATCAAATCAGTTAAAATATAATGCTTATATTTTCTATACATTTTCGAGTCAATCATTTGTAATTTATAATAAATAAACTTTAATAGATAGAGCATTATTACAATATATAAAGGTAGATTTGTTTTATATTCATGTGATTCTAATACATATTTTTTATATTTTTCATTATAAATAGAAAATTCTAGTCTAATATTCAATGATTCATTTTGATAATAATATTTATATCCATAAATAATTTTTTTTTTATCATTTTGCCATATAATTTTTTTAAAATCTTTTTTGTCTATTTGTAAATAATTAGATAATGTATTAATTAACGCCTTTTCGTTGTATGTAAATATATCTATATCTATATCACTATATCCAGGAAAAAAATCACTTCGTTGTACACTTCCATAAAAATAAAATGGCGTTTGTAAATATTCACTTAAATTATTTAAAAAATTAATAACATAATCTGGTAATTTATTTTTTGTCTTTGTCATGTCTGTTTTATTGTTTGTATTATCTGAATCATTTGATATATTCATATTAAATCTTACTATTATATTATTTATATATTAAATTTTTATTTAATCTTTTGATTCCATAAAATTATGCAAAAGCATTTCTTTATTTATATTATTTATTTCACCAGTAAGCATTGCTGATTCGTATATTTTTCTTAATATATCATTTGGTGCATTACTTCCAATTTTCAATAAACCATGTTTATGCAAATAATTTTTAATTTCATTGATATTTTTTCGTTTCAATTCTCTATGTGCGTTTATCAATAATTTTCTTGTATTTCTATCTTTTAATAGTATACCGACCTTTCTATGAGAAAGTGATTTTCCTATATTATATTTTTTACGTATAGTTTTCTTTGTAATTTTTTTTTCATGAAATCTTTGTGGTTGTAATGGCAGTGATGATGGTAATGTTTCGATTGGTGGTTGTGGTTGTGGTTGTTGTTGTACTTGTTGGTGTGATGATGATTCTAATGGTTTTGTATTATGATTATGCAACGTTGATTGGTTAGATGCGGGTATAGATGCGGGTATTGGCTCACTCAATTCATGTGATGGCTGTTTGGATATCATATTTTTTTGTAAAAATATATCATCCTGGTAATTGTTTTGAATTTCTTTTTTCTTTGAAAATGCTTCTTTTATTTTGTTTAATTTATTTTCACGATCGTTCAATGAAATTTGTAAAGGTTGTTCTATTTGTAAACTATCCCCCGCAACTGTGATATCGTATTTTTTTTTGGTTTGATTCCATGTTTTATAAGTAGGTTTTAAACCATTCTTCAAACAACCATATGGTGTATCTTTATCTATAACATAATGGGTTTGATTGTTGTTGTTTGATAATAAGGGTATTTCTATCTCACTGTGTTTCACTTCCATTAATTCTTCAGGTAAATCAATATTAACATCTATAAATGGTTCAGTATATTGTTTCAATGTTTTATTATGTTGTACGTTAGGTTTATTAGATACAATATCAGCCTTGAATGCTTCATGTGTTTTTTCTATTTTTTTTTGCTTAGAAAGTGTATTTAAATAATTTATTGAATCATAAAATTCATCGGTATATTCAGTTAGATTTGTGCTCGAAGATCCCGACACTGTTTTTTCATCTTTTCTATTATCGGTTGAAGATGATCCAATAGTTTCTTTTTGTTTATATTCTTTTATTCGTTTTATTAGTTTGTTTTTTAATACATTTGGAGAAATAATAGGAGGCGGTAATTTCTTCGATTTATTCATGGAAGTTTTTTTTTGACTTTTATTCAAAGTACCCCCTACTTTGAATAATTCTGGATTAATACTGATAGTTTTATTTGACATATTTTTATGATATTGGTATTATTGATATTATTGATATTATTGGTATTAGTGATATTATTATATCTACAATAAAAAATAAAATTTAAAACGATGCTAAATATTGAAAAGCGGTAAAAGTATTTAAAAAATAAATTGAAGTATATTTATAATTAATTAATAGGATTAAAATTATTGTTTTATAAATAATATCTAATCCTATCAATATTTTATCAATCAATTATTAAATCATCAAAATGACTACATATGAAAAAGTCGGTGAACACGAAAATAAAAATTGTGAAGATGCATACAAATACAATTTGGAAGATCCGTGGTCATTAATAGAATCGTATTTTGAAGGACAACATTTGGAAAGATTAGTAAGACATCAATTAGAATCCTATAATCATTTTGTAGGTTATCAAATTATAAAAACAATTGAGATGTTTAATCCACTTCATATCGCTTCAGAGCAGGATTATGATGCGAAATCTGGAAAATACGCATTAGAATTATATGTCAATTTCGAAAATTTCAATATTTATCGTCCACAAATACACGAGAACAATGGAGCGATAAAATTGATGTTTCCTTATGAAGCCAGATTAAGAAATTTTACATATGCATCTGCTATGACAGTAGATATTAATATTAAATATATTGTTAGAAATGGTGAAAATCTAGAAAATATGCAAACATTTTACAAAACCTTACCAAAAATTCATATTGGAAAATTGCCTATTATGTTAAAATCAAATATTTGTGCTCTTACTCAATATAAACATGTAGAAAATACCTATACAGGTGAATGTAAATTTGATACTGGTGGATACTTTATTATTAATGGTTCAGAAAAAACAGTACTAGGTCAGGAACGCGCAGCAGAAAATAAAGTGTATTGTTATAATATTTCTAAAAATCAATCAAAATATACATGGATGGCTGAGATAAAATCTGTTCCTGATTTTAAGTGTATTTCACCAAAACAAATAAATATTATGGTTTGTTCTAAAAATAATGGGTTTGGTCAACCTTTGGTAATTCAATTACCTCGTATTAAAATACCAATCCCATTGTTTGTACTTTTTAGAGCATTAGGAGTTATTTCTGATAAAGAAATATGTGAGATGATTCTTTTGAATATTGATGACGAATTAAATAAAAAATTGCTGGATGCTTTACATGCATCTATTATTGATTCTAATAAATATCTTACACAACAAGATGCAATTAAATATATTACAACACATGCTATGTATACTCCTATTAATATGGACAAAGAAACCGGTGCACGTAAAAAAATGGAATTTACAATGGATATCTTAAACAATGATTTATTTACTCACTGTCATACTATGACGGAAAAAAAATACTTCTTAGGTCATATGACGAATCGTTTGTTATTGGTCAATTTTGATATTATTAAAGGAGATGATCGCGACTCTTATTTGAATAAAAGAATTGATTTAACAGGAACACTGTTGAACAATTTGTTTCGTAATTATTTCAATAAATTAGTAAAAGATATGGAAAAGCAGGTAATTCGTGAAATTAACAATGGTTCATGGAAATCGACAGAAGACTATGAAAATATTATCAATTTGACAAACATATATAAAATAATAAAATCTACTACAATAGAAAATGGGATTAAAAGAGCATTAGCTACAGGTGATTTTGGTATTAAACATATTAATAGTAATAAAGTAGGTGTTGCACAGGTTTTAAATAGATTAACGTATATATCTAGTTTAAGTCATGCACGTCGTATATCAACACCTACAGATAAAAGTGGTAAATTAATTCCACCGCGTAAATTGCATAATACATCATGGGGTTATTTATGTCCAGCAGAATGTTTCGATCCAAATACTGAAATTTTAATGTGGGATGGAACTGTCAAATTAGCAGTGGATATCAAAGTGGATGATGTTTTAATAGATGATCTGGGTAATCCAACACGTGTTCGAAGTACATGTGAAGGTTACAAAAATATGTACGATATTATTCCAGACAAATCCAATTTTATGGGACATCGTGTAACCGATAATCATATTCTTACACTAAAAATTCGTGGTGACAAAACGATTCGACCATCAACCAGAAAAGATAGAAATTATACTCATATTGTAGAATTTTTGAATCGTGATAGTTTAGTGTTTCAAGAAAAACATTTCACATGTTTAGAGGATGCAAGACAATTTGTATCTAGTATCACAGACGATGATGATACAATAGATATAACTATTGAGAATTATTTAAAATTAAACAAAAGAACCAAAGATCGATTAGTGTTGTTTAAAACAGAAGGCATTCATTGGACAAAAAAAGAAGTAGAAATGGATCCATATTTGCTTGGTATGTGGTTAGGAGATGGTTTAAGTGATGGTAGTGGATTTGCTTTAAATTATAAAACCGATTTTGAAACATTGGCTTATTGGGAAAAATGGGCAGAAGAAAATGGTGCTGTTATAGCTAGAGGAAGAAGATATTGTTATAGCGTAGTTTCAAAGAAAAATAAAGAGGCGTACTTGGATGGAATTTGTAATAGAATAGAAGAAGCACCGCTTAAAAAATATCTTCGTAAATATGATCTTTTAAAAAACAAACACATTCCAAATGAATATCTTACCAATGATAGAGAAACTAGATTAAAGGTTTTAGCTGGATTAGTAGATACGGATGGATCTGTTCGTGCTCAAGGACGTGAAATACGTATTTGTCAAGGACCCGCAAACTATAGAATAGTAGAAGACGCTTATACATTAGCAATGTCGCTCGGATTTTCATGTGGATTAAAAGAAGGAAAAAGTCAATGGACGGATGAAAAAACAGGGTTGAAAAAATTTAGTACTTACAAAGAATTGATAATTACAGGTCACAAAATTTGTGAAATTCCAACACTTTTACCGCGAAAAAAATTGGTTCCACTAGAAAATGAAACCCAAATAATAAGAAGTAAATCGTTTATGTGTAGTAAATTTAAATTAGAGGAAGTAGGAATTGGTCCATTTGTTGGATGGCAACTGCACGATAAACGCGGACGTTTTATTCTAAAAGATGGTCTTTCTGTGCACAATACTCCAGAAGGTCAAAGCGTTGGCATTGTAAAAAATCTCAGTTATATGACGCATATTACAATTCATTCCAATTCGTTGTCATTACATGAATATGTTGAACCCTATATTATTAACATCAACAAAACTGATATTCAACCAAATGATATGTTTAATAAGATAAAGGTATTGATCAACGGTTGTTGGGTTGGATTTTCAGATAATCCAGTCGAGTTATACACGATGTTGAAAGAGAAAAAAAACAGTGGTATTATTAATATTTATACGTCGATTGTATTTGATTATAAAATGAAGGAAATACGAATTTGTAATGATGCGGGTAGATTGACTAGACCTCTATTACGAGTAAAAAACAATGATATTTTATTAAAAGAATCAACATTAGATAAATTGAAAAAGAAAGAAATCAATTGGGATCATTTATTTACGAATACGGTTTTAGAGGACGGTGTTTTGGAATACATAGATCCAGAAGAGCAAAGTTTCTCATTAATATCGGTCAATCATGATGAGCTGATCAATAGTAAAAAAAATACGGATAAAATGTTATATTATACACATTGTGAAATTCATCCTAGTACAATGTTTGGTATATTGGCTTCATGTATTCCATTTCCTGAACATAATCAATCACCTCGTAATACGTACCAGTGTGCGCAAGGAAAACAAGCAATGGGTGTTTATGTAACGAATTATGAAAATCGTATGGATAAAACTGCTTACGTATTGAATTATCCCACACGTCCTTTGGTAGATACGCGCATTATGAATATGATTCAATTAAATAAAATTCCATCTGGAACAAATGTAATTGTTGCAATTATGACACATACTGGATATAATCAGGAAGATTCGTTATTATTTAATAAAGGATCAATTGATCGAGGTTTGTTTATTGCTACAATTTATCATACAGAAAAAGATGAAGATAAACAACGTATCAATGGTGACGAAGAAATCCGATGTAAACCAGATCCGAGTAAGACAAAGGGTATGAAATTTGGAAATTACAATAAAGTAAATAATAAAGGTGTTATTCCAGAAAATTCACTGGTTGAAAATAGGGATATAATTATATCAAAAATTACACCTATAAAAGAAAATAGAAACGATCATACAAAGATAATAAAATTTGAAGATCAAAGTAAGATATATAGAACAAATGAAGAAACATATATTGACAAAAATTATATAGATAGAAATGGTGATGGTTATAATTTCGCCAAAGTAAAGTTGAGAATTGTTAGAAAACCGGTGATTGGAGATAAATTTTCCAGTCGTCATGGGCAAAAAGGTACAATTGGTAATATTATTCCAGAAGAAGATATACCGTTTACTAAAGATGGATTAAAACCAGATATTATTATCAATCCACATGCTATTCCCAGTAGAATGACAATTGGTCAGTTAAAAGAAACGGTTTTAGGAAAAACTTTGTTGTCTTTGGGATTATTTGGAGATGGTACCTCTTTTGGTGATTTTGAGGTTCAAGATATTTGTAAAGAATTATTAAAAGTAGGTTATGAGGCACATGGTAACGAATTGTTATATAATGGATTGACAGGCGAACAGGTTGAATGTAGTGTATTTATGGGTCCTGTATTTTATCAAAGATTAAAGCATATGGTAAATGACAAGACACATAGTAGATCGATTGGTCCAATGGTAAATCTGACTAGACAACCAGCTGAAGGTAGATCCAGAGATGGTGGTTTACGATTTGGTGAAATGGAAAGAGATTGTATGGTTTCGCATGGAGCATCCAGATTTACACAAGATAGAATGTATTATTCATCTGATAAATATGAAGTACATGTCTGTAAACAATGTGGATTAATATCAGCGTATAATGACGATAATTCATCATCGATTCATCATTGTAAAACATGTGATAACAGAACTAATTTTGCATTGGTTAAAATACCATATGCATGTAAATTAATATTTCACGAACTACAATCGATGAATGTTGTTCCTAGAATAATAACAGAACATGTGTAAATATAAACAACAAAAACAAAAAAAACAAACAAACAAAAACAAACAAAAACAAACAAAAACAAACAAAACAAACAAAATATATTATTTAGAAAATAAAAATAATAACATGATAATATAATTAAAATATATACTATATTTTTTATTGATTAATTATGAATTCACAAAATACAACGAATACAACCAATACAACCAAACCTCGTAAAACTATGATGAAATACGCTGACATTTCTAATTTTTATAAATTAGGTGATTATTTACCTATATTAAATGGATGTATTAACTCAGAGTTAACAGTCATGTATGTAGCATACTTTACGTTATTTTTAACAATTGGAAATACTGAAGGACTTAAATTATGGCATGAAAAATATACCCTCACATTATCGATATGGAGTATATCAACCATGATGTTGATAATAATATTGACACGTTTATTTTATACATTGATTTTTAATGAATTTACAATTTACAGATTCACATTTTTATCAGTGATTATGCAATTAGTATATGATTTCTTTTATTATTTAACATTTTATCACAAACTACCAAAAACATTTAAATTATTTAATTATTTGGATATTAATTCTGTTGATGTTAGTTATAGAACATCCACTGAAAGTGTGACATCGATTATTTTAGCGACTTTTTTAAGTTCTAATTTTGCGACATATCAATTAAATTCAAATGTAATTTTACTGATCGTTTCTATTTATTTTATTCCTTTTTTTATTTATAATTCATAATTAAATTATATTCATAAATATATATATAGTTTGTAAATCAAATATAAATAAATGACATCTGTTGGAATTAATAACCCTATATCAGGAAGTTACAATGCTAACTACGGAATGTTTATGTATCCTCAATCAATCAATCCTAAAACTCCTTATTTAGGTGGTCCAATTAAAGGTTTTATTCCACCACCAGTTCAGGACGTGGATAATAATGATTTATATGCACAGACAAGATTTACACTTACAAATGCATGGAATACAAAAGGTGCAAATAAATGGAATACAAAAGCAAAAACAATACAAACACCTTTTCGTGCTGTTACAAATTCAGGAGATCTTTTATGTAGAGACAATTATACATGTGGTGGACCATGTCAAACATTCCAAAGTCGTCCTGGAATGTTCGGTTTAAAACAGCGTTTTGGTGCAATTCAATACATGTGTGATGGAACTGGTGTTCCTCCTGCATCCTGTAATGTTAGATATGTTTATGACAGTTCTAATTATACGACATATTTAAAACAAAAAGCAATCAACGTTAATTATAATGATTATTCGTATGGTGGGGATAAGAATTCAGCATCTCAAAGTGCATGGAGAAGATCAAGAAGATATTAATTATTTAAGGTGTAAATTTATACGATGTGAAGAATGAAATAGAATATAATAGAATAAAATATGATATTATAATAATATATTTATAATATAATAGCAATAATAAATATAACAATTAAAATATGACTCAATTTGATGATATTATAGTAACTCCTGTTTATGGACCATTGACAACATCGAATTATCCATCTGCAATGCCTTATCACAGTTACGGTGTTTTAACAGGAAAACATCCAAATCCTCCTCAATTTTATCCATCAGATGGAGCTAGTGAATTTTCAAATGCTAGAAGAGAATATATTAGAACAGCAACCAAATTGAATAACCCTTACGGTGTATATCCGAAAGATATTAATACAACTGAAGAATATTATCCAGTTGATCCTGTTACAGGAAAACTGTTATATGCAAAATATAATCAACCTGTATGTTCTTCTCTCTACACATCAGCTAGAAAACGTGTTAGTGTTGGCAAAAGTTCATTAAAAACCGGGTTACCTGACGTCGTTCCATTAAGTTATAAAAATTATAATAAAAATGATGTGAAGAATGCATTACGTAAAACACGTGCAGGTGGATGTACCGCACCAGCAAAAAAAGGTTCAATTTATAATTATTCTTTAAGAAATGGTCAGGTTTGTGCATGGGGATCATTAGTACGACAAAATTATTAATTTTACATTGCATTGTTTATTTTACTACAAATTATTTTATTAGAATATAGTATATCGCGTACATTAAAATGCATAAATATTTAGTTGAATTTATTGGAACCGCTTTACTAGTTTTTGTTGTTTTATATACTGGAAACTATTTAGCTATCGGTGCCACTTTAGCAATTATTGTTTTAATTGGTGGAAAAATATCTGGTGGAGCTTTTAATCCAGCAGTTGCTATTGGAATGGGAATGGCTGGTAAAATTCCAAAAACAGCTATAGTGCCTTATTGTATTGTTGAAATATTGGGTGGATTACTAGCACTTTGGTTATATAAAAGCATAATTAAAGGCAAGAAATAAATAACAAATAATTAATTTCTTCTTATATTATAATTAAAGTTACTATTCATTAATTATAATTATAATTTATAGATGCGGTCAAAAAAAAATGTTGGTAAACGTACAAAAAAAATTTCACATAAAAAATCTAAAAAATGTGGTTGTGGTGTGAAAATACCATTTTTAAAATGGGGAGGCGATAGTCAAAACGTTCCAAACGTTCCAAATAACAATAGCAAAACTGATTTAACTGGTAAATTAGGCGATTTATTAACTAAATCTGGAAAACAAATATTATATGATTATAAAAATTTGACAGAATACTCCAAGAAAGCTATAGATAATGTTACAGATTCTACTAAATCAGTTATAAACGATACTGGTAATCAAATAACAAACAGTGGTAAAGATGTTGCTAATAAAGCACAAGATACTACAAAAAAGGTAGCAGATAAAACTAGTGGTTTTTTTGGTAATTTATTTAATAGTGCAAAAAAAACATTGTACAATTTTACAAAACCAAAAGATACAAATAATGATGGTAGTTTTCCTTCAAAACCTATGCCTCAAAAGTCTACAAGTTCAACTGCGTCAACTGCGTCAACTGGATCAAGTGCGTCAACTGGATCAAGTGCGTCATCATCTAAACCAAAAGAAAAATACGTGAATAATTCAATTTCTAAATACCGAGAAGTATCAACAAACAACAACAACAATAACAAACAACAAGGTGGTAGAAAACGATCATCAAAAAAAGCTAAAGCAAAAAGAGAAAAAAAATCCAAAAAATCAAAAAGAATAAGACGCACATATAAAGGTGGTTCGGCTTCATGTACAAACAATGAACCTCTCGGTATAGAAAATTCTTCTTTAGCATCTACATCAGCTCCAATACTTAATATTCGCACAGTAGAACCTAGATACGACCAAATGATGGGTCAAAAACCATATCCTGCTTTGACTTTTTACGATGAATATTGATATTGATAAAAATATTCAACATTTTACATTATTTATTTTGTTTTTTTCATGAAACAATAAATTAAATATAATCCAAACATCATAATTCCTGTAAAATAAATAGATTCTACTACATCCTTTTTCTTTTTCTTTCTATTATCATAAATAAAATTATTATCATATTTTGAATCATTATAATTAACAAAACTTTCACCACATTTTTGGTTTGTTACACGATTCACACCACTTTCAAATTGGCATGGATCAATCGTACTTATTTCTGATACAGCAACCCAACCACGACCATAACCAATTGTTCCATTTTCATCAATCGTCATTAATGAAACACCTTGACAATCAATAGAAGGAGTAAATGCTAATTCTAAATTGTTAGGACTGAGTCCTCTTTCAATATCTGATATAAGACTATCAAGCATTCCACCAGGATTATTAGTTTGAATATATACATATCTTTCAACTAAAGGAGATCCACTTAAATCAATTGCCTTACATTTCGTGTTTGTATCTAACAAATAATCCATTCCTAATGGTTGACCTGTTGTGGTTACAAGAGTTTGATCATCTGTAATATACAATCCATAATTAGTAGCTACTTGAAGATTATCATCAAATTGTTTCCATGATTTATTACTGCTAACACCCAAATTGTTGGGTGGTTGGATAAATGATTGATAATCATATGTTGGTACAGAAGAAGAAGCATAAACTGCAAGTCCTGATGCTGTACCTGGTGCTGTAGATGTAGACATGTTTATATTTTTTTAAAAATTATAATATATATAAATTGAATATTATAATTTACAATTTGTAATAAATTGTTACTAATTGTTACTAATTGTTAACACCAACACTATTTGCAATTGTATTTGCTGAATTATTTTGATTAGTTGCTTTATTCTTCTGATCATTCTGCAAAGTAGTTACAAAATTATTTAAAGTCATTACATTCGTACTTAAAGTATTTATACTACTTATATTTGTATTTTCTGAACTACAAAGAGACGTCATGTTTATATTATTTTCAGGTGCACATGGATAAGTAATATTATTTGAGGTTAATGCAGTAAATGTAGTAGTTTGTCCATTAGATATTTGTAATGCATCTTGGTAAATATTATTAATATTGGTATTCAGTTGACTTAAATTGTATCTATTTGTTTTAATTGCATTGCAGATGTCAGTAATAGTAGAAGAATCATTTAATGTAGGACTAGTTATATTATTTAATTTTGTTCTAGTATCTGACTCACCGAGAAGTGGAGTAAGTTGGCTACTAGTGTTAGTAATGTCATTAGATAATATTGAAATGTTATTAATATCTTTCTCAACTGCATTAGAAATAACACTAGATAAATTATCTGAATTGCAATCAATTGGATTTTGATTATTAATTTGACTAAATCCTTCCATCCATTTAGAGTGATTTTCTCGAAAATGATAATTGTATTTATTGGCTAAATATAACTGATAAATTATTAAGAATAAAAAAAAACATATCAAAAAAAATACAAATATATTATTGAAAAGTTGTCTATTTATGAAATATTTCATTTATGATTTTATGATTTTATGATTTTATGATTTTATGATTTTATGATTTTATGATTGTATAAATTATAATAAAATATGTATATTATATAATAAACTATATATATAATAAAGTATATATATTATATAAAATACAAGATAAAATACTAGATAATATAATATAATGTCAACTGCTTACTATCCGTTAGGAATGTCGAGTTATAACAATCGTTCTGTTTATAATGGTGCGGTTCCTTATGTTTCATGGAAAGGAACTGGACCAAATAGTTATCCAATAGGAACAACTTCAGGTAATATACGACCTTTAACAAATCGGGATCCATCTAATTATTATCCACAAAAATTTGGTCTACCACGTCCACTTAAAATATACAGAAAAGGAACTGTAATTCCTCATTTAGACCCTAGTAGTCCACAAGCATTATTAATATCAAGAAATATGAGTCGAGCAGTAAAATCATCTACAAAAGGAAGTTTAATAAGACAAATGATTGATAACCCTGGTTCATTTTCAATTAAGCAAAATTCAGAAACAGAAATTGATAATGTTACTGAATTAGATAAAAATTGTCAGACATGTAATGGAATAGGTATTATTGCTTCATATAAACCAAACAATCCATATATTACTGAAAATCCAAATGCTACTACTACATCAAACTCTTTTTGTTGTAATGAAGAGAGAAAAGCTAAACGTAGAGCTATTTATGCTAGTACCAATTTATCAAAAAATTATTATACTACTTTGCAACAATATCGTCAAAATCGTTGTCAAACATATGACCAACGTGTATTCAATTTCTTACGTAGCGCTGAAATAGGTGTAAACGATATTAAAACGGCTGATAATATTAATGCTTCCAATGATCCATACAATGCTGTAGAAGCTCTTCAGTATGGTGCTAAAAATAGTGCAACATTTTTAAAACCAGGGGGTGAATTAGCTTTAATTAATGCGAATACATATGTTGCAAATTGTCAACCTAACAGTGAATTATTGGAAACCTCTGAAATTTATTTAATAAACACATTGTTTATTTTAATAACAAATCAACAATTATTAACACCGGAAGAAATAAATGAGTTTAACAGTAAAAAAATTAGCACATTTAAGGAATTTGCAGTGTTTTTAGAAAGTATTTCAAACGAGACTTCGAGAGAAAAAGCCATTAAAATATTTTATGATTACATAAACAATCCATATTACGGTGTTCCTTTCTCAGGACCTAGCAATCCAAAAGGTTGTAAACTCGTTGTTTATAAACCAAGCAATCCACAATTTGCATATCAAGGAGCTGTTACTAGTAGTACTAGAACATTAAAATTAAACGTCAATACAATCGAAACAAATTTAGCGGGTTATAATAAACAACAAAAACAGGGCATTTATTTGGGTATTGGTCCAACCACATTATTAGGAGGTGTTCCTGAAATACCTTTTATATATAAAAATAAAGCTCCTGTATGTAACCCGTATTTATATACACACTATTTACAAAACAAACAAAGTTGTGCTATTACAGAATCAGTAAATATCAACAAAGTAGGTACAACTATTGCGGATTTATAATTTCATAGAATCATAGAATCATAGAATCATAGAAAAATACGTTTAAAAAATATACTTAAAAATATTATATTGTACTATATAATATTATATGAAATTCATAGTAAATTTTTTATCGAAAATTATACCAAAAGATCCACCAAAACAAATGGGAAGATGGAACATAGATTACTGTAATAAAAAATTAAATACTAAAATAGATTTATCCAATGAAGATCATTGCGGTCCATGTGGTTATTATGCTATAACAAAGGCAAATACTATAAATGAATATCACCATGATGATAAAAATAAGAAAACAATTTCTATGAATAGTAAATAAATGATAAAACACGAAAAAAAAAGCAAAACAGCTAAACAGCTAATGAAAACAATTAATAATCCAAATTTATAAGCGCTCGTATAGCTCAGTTGGTTAGAGCGTTGGTCTTATGAGCCGAAGGTCCACGGTTCGAACCCGTGTACGAGCATTTTATTATATAAACATAAAAGGTTAGTTTATATAATAATATTTCTTCGCTCTGTAATTTGTTATTTCACTGGTTCAACGTAATTATTATAGAAAATATTCAATTTCTCAATGAATTTATTGTGAGGTATATTGTTTTTTTCACACCAATGAATTGATTTTTGAATATTTATTTTTTTTATAGAATCAATTTTTTCCTCTTTATTTTTGTGTTTCATCAAATTTAACATTGAATTATATACATCCAATTGATTATTGCCAAAAATAATATTTAATTCTTCTATTTTATTCAAAAAATGACATGGAATATCATTTTTAATTATATTATGTAAATAAAAATCATCACTATTCATGCTTTTATTAATTATATCGTTCAAAAGAACATTATCAGTTTTGATAAATTCCAGCAAATATTGTGTGTATAGATCCATGCTATTATCAATAATACTGAAATCTTTACAAACTATATATTTTTCATTGTTTGTAATATCACATGTAATTGGTTTAATAATATAAATATGATTGTATGAATTTGATAAAATGTATAATAAATCTATTATCGGTTTATAAAATAAATCACCTACTTTAATTACACATATACCATGTATACTTTGATAACAAAAAATACTATGTAGTATTTTTATAATTATATTATAATTATGTTTCGTTGTCAGAGTATCCGATTTTTCACAAAATAAATCATAAAATAAAAAATCAATACCTTTTTTTTGTATATCATTGCTGTTGATAATATAATAATAATTCTTAAAATCATTGATATAATTAAAATTATCGTTGTAATCTTCTCGAATAATATCCATACATTCCATAATTGCGTAACTATTTTCACCAAACAATAATGTATTTATTTTTTTATTTGCATATAACTCAAAAATATTCAATGATTTAATTATTTCAATAAAGTCATAAAATGTATTTGAAAATGGTTTTAATTTACTTACAGAGATCGATGTATTAGGTACATTGGAATATATAAATTTATATGGATGTATAATATTTCTTATATTCTCAAATTGTTCATTGTTTAATATGTTGGTATTGTTGGTATTGTTGCTATTGTTAGTATTTTCGTTAATTTGATTTATAGGCACACTATCTATTAATTTTATTAATTTTGAAATATAATTGTACAAACTATGAGAAATAAACAACTGTGGTTCAAACGGGCGAAATTCTATATTAAATATAATCGTATTTTTATTTTTTGGTAATATATAATAATTCATTGTGATATTTACAGGTATACAATTAATATTTGTAAATATTTAAGTATTAACTGTAGTATGTATTATTTTTTTATTTTATTCTTCAATTATTATTTTTTGTTTTAATTTTTTGATGGTTTTCACGGAAGATTCTGGTATTTTTGATTTTTTAATTTTTGATTGCACCATGACTTCTGGAGTTTGTGGAGTTTGTGGAGCCTCTAGATTTTCGATTTTATTTTTTTCTTCTATTAGATCTTCTTTTTCCATATTTTCATATACTACATCATCATCGATAAAGACTTTATTAGTATTAACGTGTCTTATTTTCTTATAAACAAAATACCTATTTAAAAATGATATTTTCTTTTCATAACTAGTCATATTATTTGCTTCACCGTATTCTGATCGCATTCCATTATATTTATTCTTTTTCATTTCATCTAACATAATCATATATAATTCACTAAATAGACCATTACCTTCTGGTAATCCAATTTGTTTTGCCTCTTCACGAGATATGATTTTAAAACCAAAGTTTTCCATTAAACGATTTAAATAATCAAAATTCACCAAATATTCAGAAATTAGTTGGTTGATTGATTCCTGAAACACATCTATTTTATATCCTACACAATTACTATCATCGGGAAAATTATCATCAGCATATTCTTTTTTAATTTCCCAAATTTTCATTTTATTTTCACGATCGTGAATTTGAATTCCATCTCCTTTTTCTACATTTTTTAGCGCATCAAATATAAGTTTACCATCATAACATGTTCCAATAAAATATCCATTTAACGCAGTTGTTTCTGCTACATTTTTTAAAAATTGTAACAATGTATCTTTGTCTTTGAAGAAATAATGCAATGCGAATTGACACGATGAAATTGAGAATCCATTCATTGCTTTCCCAAATTGTCGTAATACTCCTTTACCTAATTTTGATTCATCTTTTACTCCTTCACCAAAAACTGCTTGTGTAATCTGGATCGCCTTATCATTTAACATAGCCGAACCATTTTTTATATTCAATCCACTATTTCCATTCACAAATAACGCATATGGAATATGTTTGAATTTTTTTCTGTAATTGAGATATCTGGCACACGCACCGTCTAATTTGTTTTCTAGATTGTCTTTTGAAATATCAATTCCAAATACGAATGATAATTGTGCATTGATCCATTTTGAAAAATCACCACCTTTACCACATGCAAAATCAATAAGAGTATCACCCCTATTTGCAACGCTTTTGATTAATATTTTTTTTACAAACAGATTATGAAAGTCTCGCATTGCCTTTGTTTGATTGTTTGAATTCACACCAATACGATTGTAGTATACATCATCATCGCCACCAATTTCATCTGGAATATCCTGTCCTTTTGATATCATTTCCTCTGAAATTGGATTATGAATCGAATACCAATTGCTATTTGCAACGTGATAAGCATTTCCGTAATTTTTAATACCGCGTCTGAATTCCGATGTTTTATCATATCTTACACGTAATGGTATCCATCGCCATTGTCCTTCTCTAGATAAATCATATCGAAATTCAACAATCGTATTGTCTTCAAAAACTTCATTTTCTTCTGAGAACATTTGTTCATTACCAGTATCATCTTTTTTAAGCAGGATATTACATAATCCTGCCATTGGATCATATGGATTAGACGGATAAAATTGCACTGGTTTGTAACCGGATTCATTGTCTTTGTTACCCTGGTTTTTACCTTGACCGTCTTTTTCAAAATCGGGTAAATTATCGTCTATTACATCTTGACATGGATTTAAATATCCGTGTACTTTTTCGTCAAACCCACATCGTAAGACTAATGTCTTGTATTGTGTTAATTGATTCATACTAGTCATATTTGTACCGTCTTCAAAAATAGATGTAATAAGATCTTCGCCATTTTTATTTTTCTTTGTTGTTACCAGAAAATCAATCGTGTTGTATTGTGGCGGTTTCCATTTGAAAGAATATTCCCATGTTACTTTACTCAATTTTCCAGCACGTCCAATATGATTTGATCCCACTCCAAACGATGTGTGCGTGAAAATCAATCCATCTGTATTGTATTCAAATATTCCATCATTTATTTTCTGTATGATAATATTACACGCTCCAAATATAGAAATGTTGTTTAATTCCGATTGTTTTTGCGACAACATGTTTGTAAAAGGATAAAACTTTTTAAATTCAATACGCATAGGTGATGAATAATCTGAATTTACAATTGATTTGCACTGCATCATTTCTATTGTTTTCATTAATATTACATATCGATAATCGTTGTTTGTGCCTTTGTTTTTCTCCGCGTCCGTTGGAATGTTAGAATTGGATGGAACAAATTGCATAGAACGTACATCTTTTCCGTTTAAATAATAAATATCAAAACTGGCATATAAATTAATAAATACCCCATTTTTATTATGATATATTAGTTCTCCATCCAATAAAGAATTCATTATTTTTTTTTCTTTTGTTACTGCTCCAGTAAATAGTATGTTCATATTGGTGTTAATTAAGTATATTTTACCATCTTCAGATATAAACATAAGATGACGTTCACCATCCGCTTTCTCCGTCACGACAAAATTTTCTCTGATATTCGGAACATTCATATTTTCATTAATAGGAATAATATTTTGCAATTGAAGCGTATAAGATGATGGACCAATGAAATCACTCGGATATATTCGTTTGTTTTCAACTTCGGCATCCAACTCTTTTTTCATTGCACTTGAATTCGCATTCTCGTATTTTTCACTGTATAGTAGCTTTAAATAGGATCGTGAAATCATATGTTGCTCACTATAAGAAATAGGAAAATTGGTTCCCTGTAATCCCATTAATATAAATTTAATGGTTTTATTTAACGCGTTTAATATCAACTCTGAAGTATTAAACTCTGTTCCTGGACCTATACGTGTATTATCTACTTCCAATTCAATCTCATATGTTTCTGGATTAGTAAAAACACCCGAATCGTCTAAACGATATGCGGATTTTAATCGATAACTATTTCCTTCTCGTTTAGAATTTTTTACAATACTAATGTCTACATTAATGGGATAATTATCATGACTAAATGTAACTCGATTTATATAACGAAATACTTTTTTGGACTTATCCCATTCATCGATCATAGTACGAACAATACGATCTGTGTTCTTATTTATAGTTTCTTCATTACTATATGAAACACGAAATTGAAAATCATCAAAATCAATCGGTTTTATTGGTTGCCCATCCGAGAGAGCAGATGATTTATTTACAAATTGTATAAATTGATTATATTGTTGATCCTGGTTCGATAACAAAGTTTTAATATTGTTGGTTCTACAGTATTCTTGTATTATATTCATACCAGTCAACTCAGTTCTTATTTTTGATAAATTTGTTTTCCCACTTCTAACATCCAAATATTCATTTTGAATACGTAACATGTAATACCCTTGTTCGTTGGTCGAATTAAACCCCAATGATTTGATTTTTTTAATAACATTATCATAATCATTTTTTGTAAATGGTTTGTTTGATTTTGTTCCAAAACGAACTTCTAATTCTTGATTTTTTTTAATGTCTTTTGTAAAAGGAGAATTATTATAATAAATCTGGACCAGTTTTTTTAAATCCATTCCAGATGAGGAAGATGGTCGAGATGATTTGTTAGTGTTACTATTACTGTTACTCATTTAGTATAGTTTTTTTGTTATATATATTCCACATATAATTTTTATATTATAATTCAATTTTAAAATTATATAAATTTCGTTTATTTAATTTAAAATCAATAAATGTGTAAGTATATGTGGAATATATATAACAAATATAGTATATATTTATTATTATTAATTATAGTATCAATAATTATTTTATTACAAAATTACTATTACAAAATTATAAATAAATATTTTCGCAATATAAACAATACTATTATTTATGATTACTACTTGAAAAATTGTATACAAGTAATTAGTAAAAAAAATTATTATATGAATTATGGTCTTTGGGATGATAAAAATATTACACTTTATAAAGCAAATAAAAAATTATGTGATTTTATCTATGAAAAAGGAAAAATAAATAATCATGATAAATTTACTATTTTAGATGTTGGTTGTGGATATGGTGTACAGGATATATTATGGAGTAAAAGAATATCAAAGTCATCTGAAATAACAGCAGTTGATATTTCAAAAAAACAAATAAAATATGCAAATAAAAAAATAAAAAATAATTTTAAAATTAAAAAAAAAATACAATATATTGAATGTGACGCTCATAATTTATTGGATAAATTTGATACATGTAAATTTAATAGAGTAATTTCATTGGAATCAGCGTTTCATTATAGTGATAGATCTATTTTTTTTAAGAATGTAAGTAATCTTTTAACAAATGATGGAGTTTTTATTATAAGTGACATCATATTAAAAACAAATAATAACAGTACAATTAAAAATATTTTTATCAAGTTAGCATCTGATTTCTTATGTATACCAGAGAAAAATTTAATAACATTAGATAAATGGAAAAATGATATAATGAAAAATGATTTGTCTATTGTAGAGTTGTATAATATAACAGATAAAACTTTCAATTCATATTATGATTATTTTTTTAAAAACTATATTAAAAAGAAAAAATTACCTCCTATTTTTTACACAATTCTTTATAATATTTTTAATAATGTCCAACCGTTTGACTATGTTGTAGCTGTTTGTAAAAAAAAACATTCAATTCTATAATAAATTGAATGATTATATAATATTATTCCATCAACTGCATCTATTTCGTCAATCACGGTGAGTGATAAAATTGTAGAACTGTGAAAAAATATTATCCTGGATATAGAACAGGTGGAAAATCCAAAAACATGACAAAAACAATAAAATATTAAAAATACTGAATAATCGACTCGTATAATTCCTGTTTTGTTTTCTTTTTTAATGTACATAAATCAATAATATTTAACGATAATTTTTGGCATATTTCCACCAATTCAGGTAATTTATATGAGCTAAATGCTTTTACTGGTTTATCAATTTGCTCCAATTTATAATAAGTGTTTTTATATGTTTCAATATCCAAAGACATTTTTTCACATTCATATGTATATTTAAATGGAGAATGGCACACTATAACATGTTGTTTGTTGGTATCTGTGTCAGAACTAACAAACGATAAATCATAATAGGTATTTTTTCGTAAATACAAAACAGACAATTCTTCCAAAATACACAATATCAAAAATGTTTTTACATCGATTACATTTTCATTGACTAAATAATTTTCTACCTCCGTCAATGGAGCTATTTTATATTTTTTTATTAAATTTTTGTTTTCTCGCAATTTATCCACATATTCAATTTTTAGTTTTTTCTCTACAACTATATTAATTGATTCATGTTTTTCAATATCCAATCTCAATTTTTCATATTCTACAAACCCATGTTTCATAATAAAAAAACACCAAAATAATTTATCTTTTTCTTTTGGACAAAATGAATTAGTGATAGGGATAGGATCATCGGATGCTTTTACTGAAAAAACAGTACTATCAGTATTCGCTTCGGCTTCGGCTTTTTCGCCCTCGTTACTTTTGGAATTGCTTTTCATATTATTTTCGTTAAATCTATCATTATTAAACATAAAAGGTTTCAATGTTTCCAGCAAAATATCAGTTTTGCTTTTGAATAAATTTTTGGATATATTGATTTTATTCATTTCACTATACACTAGTTAATAGCTCTCCTTACACTAATACTTTCGAATTATCTTTATTATCTTTTCCAAAATATACATTCTTGAAGTCCTCTTTCTGTTGTTCGACTGAAAGTAATTCGTTTTCTTGTTCATAAACATATTTGATATAATACATTAATGCATTTATTACATCTTTTTTAACATCACTTAGATTAATATGAATACCGTAACTATTTTCATTCAACGTAATTTCTGGATAATTTTTTAAAACACTCAAAATATTGATTTGATTATATTTTGACATATTTTCAATTTTGTCTCGAATATAAATTAATTCATTTACATTAACAAATGTTTCATTTTGATTTTGATTTTGATCAATAATTTCATTTTTGTGGATGTTATCAACATCTGATATTTCTAGTAATGATTCCATATATATTTTACAAAAAACAATTTTATATTATTTTTGTAAAATAATATAATAAAAATAATGTATTATATAATAACATGAAATCTGTTGTTATTTATTGTTATTTTAAATCACCCCATAGTGATTTTAATTTATCTTTTTTTGTAAAAAAAGAATTATCTCGTTATGAAAATCTAAATGTAAATTATTATAGAGAAACCAATGAAGATTTGAAGAATATGAGCGATGATGATTTAAGAATTCATTACGAAAAACATGGAAAAAATGAAAGAAGAAAGCCAAATAATTTGAAAAAGACAAATTCAGATATCGATTATATAATAGTTATAAATGGTCATGATTATAATGAAAAAATTAATTTTCCAAATCTAGATAATTTAACAATTATCAAAAGAGACAATATAGGTTTTGATTTTGGTGGATACAATAGTGGAATAGAATATATTCAACAAAATAATAAATCATACGACTATTATTTTTTTATGAATAGTGGAGTTATAGGACCAATATTACCTCATTATTTTACAGAAAATCACTGGACAGAACTTTTTACTAAAAAAATAAATGATAAGGTTAAATTAGTTGGGACAACGATTGTATGCTTACCTGAAACAGATGAATCTAGAAAATATGGTCCCAAAGTAGAGGGTTTCTTTTTTATGGTTGACAATATAGGTTTACATCTATTGAAAGAAGAAAAAACAATTTTTTGCGACCATATAGATAAAAAAAGTGCGATTATAAATGGTGAATATGGATTATCAAATTGTATATTAAATAACGGGTATTCAATTGATTGTATGTTACCAAGATATCAAAACGTCGATTGGACAAATAAATTTAATTACAATTTAAATAATAATATACATCCGTCGAGAGAAAATAGTTTTTACGGTTATTCGATTAATCCTTATGATGTAATATTTCATAAATGGTATTGGTCATATGATAATTCATTTGTAAATTATAATATAATTATTCAATACGTGAAAGAATGTAATCTAGATAATATTCTTTATCCGTAGAGATTTATGGATATTCTGTTCTGTTAGTCGTTTTCTATTACAATTCGAGGTTTCTTAACAACATTTATTTTTTCTGATTTTTCACCAGAATTCATTAATTCTCCTATAATAGAAATATAATTATCATTCAATTCAAATCGTTGTCCAATAACACGAATCTGTATAATGTCATCTTCGTGAATATTAATAAATTTATTATTATTAAAATGATGATCTCGTGCAACAAAGACAACAATAGGTGATGGATTCTCCACTGCGCTTTCTGCACGAATACCAGCTTTTGTTATATTTTTAACTTTACACATAATATTCATTCCTTCCACTGGATTGCAAATCATACATTCAAAAACCACTTCGAATGATATTTGATCACCTGATATAACTCCACTAGAGAATGTAATAATTTTAGAAGATTTTGGTTTAATATAACCCTCCACTAAACATCTACCTTCATAATGAGAATAAATAACATTTTCAATTGTTTCTTTAATATTTCTTCCTATAACAGTAATAGGTAATGTGATATTTCTAGTTAATATTGATTTTGAATAAATATATAGTTGGTTTTCTTTTTTGTTTTCATTTCCATTTCCATTTGATTTATATAGTCTTTTTTTTTGATTATTTATTTGATTTGTATTTTCTGGAATTGGTATAATATCACCAGCACCATCACCAATAACGTCTTCTTTTGGTTTATCTAATTGTTCTTCTTTATTACCCATAACAATAACTATTTTATCATTATCATTATCAGAATCTGTCATGTTCATTTATATTATGGCTTTTTTATTTGTTATAGGAAATGAATTATTATGATATCTTGTTATGATGTATTATTATATTATATTAATACAACATATTTAATATCTTTATATTTCAATTTTAAATTAATATTTATAACTACATCTGAATAATATAATAAAAGTTATATACTAAAAGTTGTAGATCATGGCTAATTCTGTATCCAAAAACCAAATCTTACCATTTTTTCTTATTTTGTTAAAATAACGCATTGTAAATTCCTGCAAAGTACATAACTCTTGATTAACCATATTTTTTGTATTTTCTTTTGTATATTTCTCTTCTCTCAAAATTTCATTGATGACAGATATGTTCTTTGCTTTTGTTTTCTCATCACAACGAGCACCCGTATTTCTTTTTGCATTTACATTTTTAATTTTAAAAACATAATGTGATTGCTTTACTTCAAAAGAAATAAATCCAACCAATTCATTATATTCACTTTCTTTAATACTGTATTTATCTCGAATATAAGGTGAAATATCATGAATATCTTCTGGTTCAGCATTCACCCATGTTTCATTACGATTTATAAGAATATGTCGCTTATCTTTATTATATAATACAATTGCTGAAAAACGTTTTCCTTTAATAATCTTATCCAAAAAATATGATTTAGCATACCATTCAAAACTATTCTCTTCAATTGTGTCAGTTGAATATAAATGTCTAAATAATTCCAATTTTTCTTTATAATTCAATTCAACATCAATGATGCGCTCTACCAATATTTCCATCAATAAATTAATATCAATATTATATTCTGTCATCATTTTTTGCATAGTAACACCAATGAATTTATACCAATTATCTTCACCTCTTTGAATTGTTATTGTATTAATTGCTAAATTATAATATTCTTTTAATTTTTTTAATAATTCATCGATTTCATGTGTCTTTTTATTTTTTTGAATTTCTGATGTTTCAGTATCCAGATAAATTGGTTTATTTGCAGTTTTATTCATAATTTGATTTTGCTGATTTTGCTGATTTTGCTCATTATCAATATCAATATCATTTTCTTCTTGTAATTCAAAATGTATTTTATTATGTTTATAATCAATTGGAACACTTCTCTCAAAAATACTTACTCGTTCATTGTTCAATTCCATGGGTTGAAATAAATAATAGTCGTCTATATTGATTAGATATCCTGAGCGCCCGTATTTGTCAATTATTTCATTATCATCCTGAATCATTTCCGTTAATGTAGCATATATTTGTGAAATAGAATATTTATGTTGTAAATTGATCCCTGATATTAAATCCGTTTTTATATAAAAAAAACGTTCTTTCATTAATTGACGAACCCTTTCCTTAATCTTATCAGAATTAACCATTAAAAACGTGGAATTATATGTATCTTCATTAATATCTTCTTCTGATATTTTTTTAAATGGACGACATTTGTACTGACAATTATCCATATAATCACATGCAATTGTATATGGAACATCACCTACAGGAAAATCATCTATCACTGTGCCATCCGCCAGTTTTTGCTTTATTTTTTTATTTAAAAATTCAGCGAAATTTTCTTGTGTAAAATTGGTTTGTCCTTGATTCAATAAACAATCTACCGAGGTTTCTTTTAAAATACGAGTAATTTTTCCTATTTGTATGGCTTTGTATTCAGCCATTCGATAAATATAAAGATCAGCTGATTCCGTCTCTTCGTCATGTAATAACGTAGTATGCATGAAAATTTCAACATTTCGTTTTTCAAAAGGTAAATCTTTGTGACTAAAGCTTCTTACTGCTCTTCCAATAATTTGTTCTATACGATTCATATTATACCATGGATCCATAATATGCACTTGTCTTATAAATTTAAAATCAACACCTTCTGAACCAGCCCTTGAAATAAGAATAACTTTAATTTTCTCTCCATTCATATTATCATGATTTGTAAGAGCTTTTACAGCATCATTATTATTAGGAGATAATCGAATATCGCCTGTAATCATTGCATATTTAGCGGGTTTAAATCCACTAGTCACACCAGAACGAGGTTTCATTGTTTTTGAATCTAATGGTTCTGATGCCGGATCTTTGAATAGTGAATTACCACCATAACGAATGAATCCCATTTCTTCCAATGCAAGAGCCATTGGTATTAATCCAGCGTCAATATATTGAGAATAAATAAGTATAACTCCTTCAGATTTCAAAATAGTATCACATATATTTTTTATTTTACTACTATATTTACCAATGTTTTCGAGAGAAAAAATGCGTCCGTATTGCGTTAATGTTTCGTCTTTATATTCAAATTTCCCCTTTTCCAAAGGCATTTTCGTATCAACAAAATTCATCATTCTCTCTAATCCCAGCTTTCCAATCATTGTATGAGGATCAATTTGTGTTTGTGTTTGTGTTTGTGTTGTTTCAGCATTTTCTTCTCGATCCACAGTGACATTCTCTTCACTATAATTTTTTAATAAACTTTCACTTCCTGATTCGATCGGATAAACAATATTTAATGCTTCTATAGGCATTTGCAACAACGTATATCCAAATGATTCCATGGATTCAAATGAAGTCAATTCTCTCGAAGATCCTAAACCTTCTATGTTTTTTCTGTTTTTATTTTTTAAATAATAAATAATATAAGAATAAACATCCGATTGATAATCACCTATTTTTGTCAAATAAATACTGGTATATTTTAAAATATCATCCGGGTTTATTTTCTTTCCATTCATTTGATACAATGGATATACCAGATCCTGGTTTTCAAAAAAAGTATCTTTTGGAGAGAAATAATTTGGATATACTCGGAAGGGGAATATATATGGGTTCTCTCCACGAACAAATGAAACATATCCAGTTAGTTTTCTTACTAGCAATTCTTCCCCTCCTTCTTTAAAATTACCTTTTTTATCAAAAACATCTTTTATTTCAATAATTCCTCTATTTTCGTTTGCATTCATTAAATTAATAAGCCATATAATTTCTTTATAACTGTTATACATAGGTGTAGCAGATAATAAGAGCAAACGCATATTTTCCGTATTTTTTACAAGTGACATCAGATAAAGTGCTACTTTTTTATTTTCATTATCTTCTGATATGCGAATATTATGAATTTCATCAATAACCAACAACCTATTATTAAATTCTTTTTGAATATTCATCATCATCTTCTTTTCTCTCTCTTTCTCATTTTTAAAATCGCCTTTTACACTTTGAACTCTTCGTACATAGTTGGCAAATCCGTCATATCCCATAAAAGTATAAGCATTGTTGATTAAAATCTTTATTTGGTTGACAATTTTTTCTTTGGGTATATCTTTAATCATAGTGGGATTGATTTCCTTTAATAAATTATTGCCAATACTGGATTCTAATTGCCATAATCCATTTTTTAATTTGAGTTTACGTTCATCAAATAATTGTGTTTTAAAATTATCCTGAACATTGGGGGACGCTATGATCATAATTTGTTTTTTAATCCCTAGTTGTTTTAAATATACTCGCATTTCTTCACAAACACCAATAGATGCTAAGGTTTTTCCTGTACCTAATCCGTGATACAATAACAAACTATTATAGGGGGTTTGAAACGAGAGAAAATTCCTGACAAAAATCTGATGAGGCGCGAATTCAAATTTTAATTTGCTTAAATAATCAGCGTGTTCTTTTATATCATGCAAAGATCCGTCATATTGTGTTTCATTGAATTCTTTTCTCTCCGCTATTTTTATATTGAAATTAGGGTCATTTAGTGATGGGTATAAATATTCTGATTCATCCGGGTGTTCTGATAAAAATTCATATTCCATCAATTCTTTCTTTAAAAGAAATTTGTTGCATTCTTTACTGAATTGATTTTCTAAATTTTCACAGTTGTTTGCGTCAAAATCTGTTTTTAATTCTGAATCGTCTAACTCTTGTTCTTGTTTTGCTTGTTCTTCTCCTTTTTCAACTCCTTTTTCAACTGCCTCATCTTCTTCTATTAAATTTTGAATATTATTAATGTCTTCTATTTCACCTATTTCTTCTGTTTCACCTATATTTATTGGATTTATAGTTTCAGATTCTGATCCAGATTCAGAGCCTAAATCACTTTCATCTTCTTTTATATTCTCATTATTTATCATTTAAAATATAATTATATTTTATTATTATATTTTATTATATTAGTTGTATCATAACTATTATATGATTTTTAAATATTTTTCTTATTGGATTTTTATATGGTACATCTTGTACATTTTACATTTAATAAAATATAATCCAAAAATAGCTTTATTATTCGCTCTTACGTCTAATATTTTATTGTTGATAGTAATGATATTTTATAAAACCACGACCCATTTAGTTTTTTTATTATTATTAATGATGTTACTATTAAAAATTATTCCTCTTTATACTATTTGGAATACCAAAATTAGTAAAAAAGATGTCTGGGTTTTCGTATTGTTATTAATAGTTTATATAGTATTTATGATTATGAACAAACAATATATAAATGAATTTATCGATAATCTAATCGATTTAATAATATATAAAAAAAATACATTACCATTAATGCAACAATTGGAATATTGGGGATTGTAACCTATATCACTCACATAAAATAAACTCCTGTAAAATTTTATTCACATTGGTTATGATAGTTTTTTTTTCTAAATTATAAGGACGAATGCTTTCTAGACATTGCTGTATTGTTTTCCATTCTAATTTACTTACTTCAGATTGTTGATATGAAGTTAAATCATAGTCTGAATATGAATTTAATGCACCTGAATGATTCGATCCATTTAAATCTCCATTTTTCATAAAACCCAAAAAATATTTGTGTTTGTATATTTTGTGATTGGAACCAACATAAATTTCTTCAAAAGGCAATACATTTTCTATTAAATGTATACTTTCCTTAGGTATACCTGTTTCTTCTTCAAATTCACGTAAAGCACAATCAATATCGCGTTCCTGGTAATTTTTACGACCTTTTGGAAATTCCCATTCTGTTTCTGTCCAACTTGTTTTACTATTCTCCAATAATTCGTTCAATGAAACTTCTTTGTTGTCTATCATAATTCCATTTTTAATTGCATCAAATTTCTTTAAACATATATATTCTTCATTTTTATAATTCGATAAATTTGTATTTTCGCACCATAATTGTTTCCATAAAAAATCAAAAGATTGCGTACCTAATATTGTTTTTTCGTAATTTGACATTTCATCGATGTTATTTTGTATTTGTTCAATGTTATTAACTGAATATTTTCCTTTTATAAAATCGATATAACCAAAACTATTTTTTCTTCGTATCATCAAATAATTTAATATGTTATTATTAATTCTAAAAACAATGACGCCATAACTAGTAATAGGTAATTTGCATTGATATATATTATGATTGTTTTTTCCACAATTGTTGCATATGGAAGAATTATTCATATTAGTAATATTTTTATGTTTTTAATTTATGTTTTAATTTATGTTTTAATTTATGTTTTAATTTATATGTTTATTACGTAATCTTTTTATATCATTTCAATTTAATGGCATATCAAAATACTAAATTAGATCCAGATGTTTGGGGACCACATTACTGGTTTTTCATTCATACAATCGCAATGACATATCCTAAATATCCTAATTCAGTTATAAAAAAGAAATATTATGATCTGATACAAAATTTTGGTCTCTTTATACCGATAGAAAGATTTGGAAACGAGTTTAGTGAAATGTTGAACTTGTATCCAGTTCTCCCTTATTTAGATTCACGAGAATCATTCATTCGTTGGACACATTTTATTCATAACAAAATAAATGAAAAATTAGAAAAACCTATTATCTCTTTAGAAGAATTTTATACATCGTATTATCAACAATACAAACCAAAAAGAATTCATTGGACAGAACATATGAGATTGCGAAAAAAAATTATATATGGTGTTTTTATTATTTGCTTAATCGGATTATTAATCTATTTTTATATACAAAAATAATATAGATATATATTAATAATTGTTTATTTTGTATTTGTATTTGTATTTGTATTAGTATTTGTAGTAATAATGAATAAAACGAAAAAAAAGATGAGTTTGAATAATAAAAAAAGAAGGATAGATGATATAAAAAAAAATAAAATAAACAAAACAAAAAAAAACAGTGCATATAGAGAGAAGTTACATGGAGGAAAAGTAGAAGGATCAGGTGGTTATGGATGTTTATTAGTTCCTTCAATTAAATGCAAAAATGACAATGACAACAACAACAACAACAACAACAAAAATAACAACATTACAAAATTGATGTTGACCAAAAATGCAGAGAAAGAATATAATGAAATCCTTAAATATAAAAAACTATTGACTTCTATACCAAATTATGAAAAATACTTTTTAATAGATGATATTCATTTATGTAAACCTAGTAAATTATCAAAATCTGATTTGCAGGATTATGAAACAAAATGTAAAGCATTGAATAAAAAAAAAATATATAAAAAAAATATTAATAAAAAATTGGATTCAATATTAGCTATCAATATGCCAAATGGTGGTAAAGATCTAGATGATTTTATTAAAAAATGCTATACATACGATGATTATATAAAAATAAATAATTCGCTTTTAGATATATTGACCCAGGCAATTGTACCTATGAATAATTTTCATATTTATCACTGTGATATTAAAGCAGGTAATATTTTAATGAATGACAATTACGAATCTAAAATTATTGATTGGGGATTATCAACAAGTTACCACAACTATAAATTAAAAGACAATTTGCCAATATCAAGCGGTCATTTTAATCGTCCGATTCAATTTAATATGCCTTTTTCTGTAATAATATTAAATAATGAATTTAAAGACAGATATGAATATTTTTTGAATAGTAAATTAAAAATAACAGACGATATATACTATTCTGATGTAAGAGCGTTCATTTTGCAACATTTTGTACATATTAATAAAGAATACAAAACAGGACATGTAAGATATATAAACAAAATTATGAGAATTTTGTTCAATGAAAATATTGAACCACTTTATAAAAAAATAAAAGACGATATTATTACAGCTGAGTACACGTATTATTATATTATAGAATATATTAGTAAAATAGTCTATGAGTATACAGATGTTAAACAAAAAAAATTGAATTTGCAGGATTATTTCAGAAATGTATTTTTAAAATCGATTGATATATGGGGTTTTGTTTTTTGTTATTTTCCTATTTTAAACATAATGAATTATACTAAACGAGAAAACCTTTCGAGAATAGACCTAAAAATAAGTGAAAAAATAAAGTATGTGATTTTACATTATTTATATGAGAACCCTTTAGAACCTATCAATCCGAATGATATTAAAAAAGAATTGTCAGAATTGAATCAGCTATTTGAGGATGCAAATAAAGAAAATAGCAATTCATTGCGTAATATTTTAGAAAGATACAAACGTAAAATAAGTCATGAAAAAAATACGGTTGATAGCACGACTAGTGATTATAAAACAGAAAATAAAAGCAATACAGAAACCGCAAAATTTATACAATTTTTTTCTGCATCATATTCAAAAAAATAAAATGAAAACAATACTAAAAAAACAATAATATAAAATGTTATATGTATATAACTAGGATAATTATATACATAAAAATGAAAATAGAATTATTAATATTAGGAATTACAGTATTTTTTATGTACAATGCATATCATGATGGTAAATTTTTGAAAAAAATTATGTCTTACAAAAAATATTATCAAATAGCCATGTTTGGATTATTAGGTATAGGTATTTATCTTATTATAAAACGCAATCCAAATAACTGTAGAAAAATATTAATGAATGCAAACAATATGGTTAAATATATGCCAATTGACAAATCATCACTAGATATGATTAGCCCTATTTTGGATTTTACCACAGAAGGTGGAAACGGCAATTTTAATGATTCATCCTTTATGAATAATTTAACAAATCAAACGGGAGGTTCACAATATCCATATGGAAGTGGTTTTTTTAATAGTTTAGGTATTGAACCGTCTGAAAGACGAATATTACAATCTGGTCATGTTAACAAGAACAACAACAACTATGGGAATAGAAATAATACACAAGAAATTAACGGGAAAAAAGCAACTAAACGTTCTGTAAGTGAAACTAAGAAAAAATATGTAGCATCATTACAAAATTGGAAATGTGGTCATTGTCAAAATCAACTTAATGCATGGTTTGAAGTTGATCATAAAATAAGATTGGAAAACGGCGGAGGTAATGAGGTTGAGAATTTGATAGCACTATGTAGAGATTGTCATGGTAAGAAAACTGCTATGGAGAATATGTAGTTTTATTTTATTTTTTTTTTATTTTATTTTATTTTATTTTATTTGCATGGTCCGTATAAAAGGATTAAATATTACCCCCTTACCGGAAAGAAAATGCAAGTGAAGCATTTTACTTAAAATAATATATCTTTATAATATAATTATATTATAAAGAAATACTCAAAAATATATAATTGATGGATAATAAAAATCCCATTAATATCAATAATTTAAAGAAAAACAAAAACAAAAATATTTATATTTATATTTTATTTGTATTTGTAGTTTTTTTAGTTTGTTTGTATATTTTTAATAAAACTACATTGAATTCTCCCAATGCTAGTACCAGTAAATCATTCAATATAGCAAAAACATATTTCACATCAATAACCATATTTATTTCTATTTTTGCTGGTGCAGCCTTAATAGCATTGTTATTAAGTTATAGTAAAATATCATCCAAAGATAGTTTAAATGATAATACAGTGAGAAGTTTAATATATCGTTACATTTTAAATGCTGGAATTTTTATTCTGATAATGACGGTGATTGGTTTTCTTTTATATTACATTTTTAAATTATATGGAAATATTCAATCAAAACACTCTTTACTATCATTATTTATCAATTTATTTATTGTGGTGGTTTTTTTAAGTTTAGTGTATCGATTTTTTGATATAGGTTCTTACTTAAAAAACAGTCCTTTTTTTCAGCTTATTTATAATGTTATTATGTATGTTCCGTGTTTATTAATATATTTAATAGAAACACCGGTTCATTATTTGATTCCATCTAGTATAACAAAAGATGCAAATTCATCTATGAAAGATATGTTTAATAATGAATATAGTAAAACAAACATAGGTTCCTTTTTACTATTATTAATTATGATAATATTACTATTTATCTATTTGTTTTTTCCATTCCTAACTGAAAAAATTCAATTGCAAGGAGGAAAACAAATAACAAATCAAACAATTTATACAAATAAACAGGCAGATTTATTTACATTGCAACAATTGACCAATATGACTACTCCTGATTATCAATATGGGTTGTCTTTCTGGTTATACATTGACTCTGAACCTCCCAGCACAAGTAATTTATATTTATCAAATGGTTCTGTAGTCAATTTTGCAGAAACACCCAATATTTTATATAATGGTACAAATAATTCATTGATATTCATGCAAAAATATTCACGTCCATTTACAGATTTTTCCAATATTGATATGTCTACATTTTTAAATAGTAAAGGATTTAATATTTCTACTAACCCAAACGAAATTAACACATTAAATCGTAGTAATACAAGAACTGCAAAAGAAGGAAAAAATTACATGAGAGATGCATCTAATAATATAATTCATTTTGACAAAAACGGTAATAGAGAAATATTTAGATTGGAAAATATTCAATTGCAAAAATGGAATCATATTGCGTTGAATTTATACAATGGAACTATGGATATTTTTTATAACGGACAACTAGTAAAATCACAACCAGGAGTTGTACCATGGATCGATGTGACTAGTCTTTTAACTATTGGTAGTGATAATGGTATTAGTGGTGGCATCTGTAATATGACATTTTTCAACAAACCACTTAACTATAGTCAAATTTATTATCTATATGAGTTATTTAAGAATAAAACACCCCCAATTACATATTCTAATTTTAACAAAACAGTAGTTTTTGTTCCTAGTAATAATAATAACAACACTAATAAAAAATCATATACAAACTACGGAAGTGATACAAATACAACTATTTTGACGCAATCCCCTGCCATCATGCCTGATAATACTAGTAATAACAAAACTAAAACAGCACAAAATACAGGAAATATACCTACACCTTACGTAATGGCGCCTCCGTTTTTTACGAGATTATTTAATTCTATTACTTAGTAATGGTATATTATTATAAAATTGATTTTAGCAATTTAATCAATTTAATCAATTATTTTATATACCTGGTTACACTTTTAGATTTATATAATATCATAAATAATAATATCATAAATAATAATATATTTGATATTATATTATTATTTTTCTAGAATTATATATATAACCAAAATGAATATTTTTTTAATTATCTTTATCATTATATTGATATTTTTTACTATTAAGTATTTTATGACGTCAAGTAATACATTAAATAGTATGGTTTCAAATGCTCAAACACAAGTAATTATCCCAGCAAGTAAATTAGTAGGCGGTAACAGTGGAGCATCAACAAATTTTGCTTATTCTATTTGGTTTTATATCAATGATTGGAACTATAATTATGGTAAACCAAAAGTTTTATTTGGAAGATTAAATCCAGGAGGCACAGATAGTAGTGGAAATACTCAATCGGGTGTTCAAAATGTTTATGGTACAAATCCATGTCCTTTAGTTGTATTAGGAGCGGTTGAAAATAATTTAGGAATTGTTTTAAGTTGTCAAGGTTCTGCAAATCCTAATGTAAATTTATTACATACATGTAATGTAGCAAATATTCCTATACAAACATGGGTAAATTTATTGATTAGTGTTTATGGTAGAACATTAGATGTTTATATTGATGGTAAATTAGTAAAAACATGTGTTTTACCTGGTGTAGCAAAAATACCAACAACAAATCCACCGTCACTTTATATAACACCAAAAGGTGGATTCAATGGATATACATCAAAATTCCAATACTGGAATACACCATTAAATCCGCAACAAGCATGGAATGTTTACAACAGTGGTTATAATAGTGTAGGTGGAAAATTAGCAGGAATGTTTGGACAATATCAATTGGATGTAACATTAATGAAAAATAATACACCTGTTAATAGTTTTCAAATTTAATTAGTTTTTATTTTACAATCATGATATTGTTATATGACAACCAAATATATATAAAATTCAAATGATTTTTATATATATAATATATAATATACTCATAAATATTATATTAATATTATAACAATACAATTAGCAATAATAAATAATAGAAATGAATAGTAGTTCTGATAAAAATTCGTTGTATAATAAATTTACTCTAAAAAATACTGGATCCAAATCCAGTTCAACAAATAACAGTATATTTTCAGAATCCAATAGTTTAATATCGAAAGTCGCTTTTTTGTTGTTAGTTATTTTTGGATTTATTATAGCACTACGTTTAGGAATAGCTTTATTAAGTGTCATATTTAAACGAGGTCAAAATCCACACTTAATCAATGGTATGGTGGATGCTACACAAAGTTTAGTTATTAATCAAAATCCAAATGTAAAAGGATCAAAAACTGTACCTAGGTCAATTAATCAATCTGGTGGTATTGAATTTACATGGTCAGTATGGATATATGTAAATGGAGTCGATAGTTCTGGCAATCGTTTTAATTCTAGTAATGCGGGTGTTTACAGACATATTTTTAGTAAAGGAACAGATACATTTTTATCCAATGGGTTAAACTTTCCTAATAATGCACCTGGATTATATTTAACACCTTACAAAAATGAATTATTGTTATTAATGAATACTAATGATGTTATTAATGAAGAAGTTAGAATACCCGATATACCATTGAATAAATGGGTAAATGTTATTATAAAATGCGTCAATACAACACTCGATGTCTATATAAATGGTGTTATAACAAAATCAACAAATCTATCAGGTGTTCCAAAGCAAAATTACGGTAATGTATACGTTGCTATGAATGGTGGATTTAACGGATATATTTCTAATTTGTGGTATTTTAGTAAAGCATTAAATTCCGTTGATATTCAAAGAATTGCATTTAGAGGTCCTAACACAACAACAAATAACAGTAATACAAACTTTAGCGGATTAAAATTACGTTATCCAAATTACTTATCGTTACGGTGGTATTTTGCTGATAGTAGAAATGAGTTTAATCCTTAATTAGTTTATCGCGTTATATTGCTTTTTATAATTCAATCCATATTATAAGAAGAAACGTAAGAAACATAATAAATAAAAATATTATGTTTATTTTATATATCTAGGTATAAGAAATACAATATATACAAGTACATACAAATACATACACATACACACAAATATAGAATGAGTTGTTTGGGACCTAATTATGTTATATCTGTAAAAGCACCATGGTATCGGAGAGAATCTGGTTGTACAGACTTTACCAATTTTTTAAATGGTAATTTAAACGAAAATGATACAATATATGTTCCCATATTAAAAAAAACTGTTTTAGTTAGTGAATTAAAGAGTGCATTTGATATGTTCAAAAAAGCTAATTTATTGCAATATCATCATGTACATCACACAAATAGATTAACAAAAAATCAACAATTTGCGCTAATTGCACAAAAAAAATGGACCACTAGAAAAGTATATGCAACACAATCGGATAGTTATACAAATCCAGATGTTCAATTATTAAAACGTGTCAATTACACTGTTATTAATTCTGATACTGGAGCTCAAACTACTGAACCTATTACATGTCCATCATATACTCCACAAACATATCCTACAGTTTTACCTCCAAATAATAATATACCTAGTGTTATTCCCGATATACTTCCAGGTCCACCACCTACACCATCTAAAAATAAATTTACATTGCCTGATATTATACCAGTAGTTAATACTCCTAAAAATATTAATATTCCGGATGGCGGTAATTTAATAATAGGAACAATATCAGATATTTGTAGCGGTAAAACAAAAATTGTTTGTGATTATAACCCAATTATTTGTTTTCCTTCAAGTTGTTCAAATGTTCCTAATGAAAATGGTGTGGATAAAGAATTATGTTACACAAAAGGATCTCCTGTATTGTCAATACCAAGTGGTATACATACATCTAGATCACATCAAGGCGGACAATATAATAAGTAAGGTAATTAGAGTGATTTTTGTTTCAGCAAATTCTACTTTTTCTAGACCTGTTGTATAATCTAAATATTATATACTCTCTTTGTAGTAATATCACTATCACTATCACTATTACTGTATTGTTATTACCAGTGTGTTACTGTGTTATTATTATTTTATTGATTTGTATTATTTTTATGTATAAAAACTTTTTTCAACAACTCGCGTCTTTTTTCTACGTTTGTATTCATAACTAATACTGAGTACAATATTATTAAAGTACCTATTATTTTATACATAGTTATAGCTTCATTGAAAAATATTTTAGCATATATAAATGTAATAATTAATCCTATATTACTGAATGAATTAATATCTAAAACAGATAAATAATTATAACTATCAAATCCCAATAAAGATGCAACATTAAAAATTATGAGGAAAAAGACCAACGCTTTTTTAAATTCACTCATATTAGGAATTATTTTATTCACACCAAACACGGATTTAAATGATTTACTATTGTAAAAGTAATATATTAACCATGGGAATATCATTAAAATACCTGCATAACTATTTAATAACATTTGTTCTCCAGAATTAACAAAATCACTAATATCTTTACCAATTACAGCAGTATAACCACTTATTATAAGTGATATTAAAGTAATTATAATACCAAATATATATTTTTTATTATCATATTTAATACTAGATTCATTCGATTGTTTGTCGTGTGTAATTTTATCTAAATTAATTACAACAATACCAACAATTGCTAAAAAAGATGCCAAATAATCTGTCATTGTTATTTTTTCATGATTAATTAAATAAGAAAAATACAAAACAGGTATTATGTAAAGTGACCCCAATGGTATTGCTATTGTAATTGGTAAAAATATAACGCCTATATATTTTGTTATAAAACAGATAAGTGATAAAAAAGAAATAGTGAATATTTTTGGATTGAGTAAATTTTTTATGACATTGCTGGATAAATTCAAACTATTAGAGATATCTTTACTTGATTGTTTTAGTTTATAATAACTGGAGTCTTTACTATATTTATATAACACATACACCAAAGAAAATAAAAAATAACATAAACATGATAATGTTATTGTATTTATTAGATTATAATTAACACCTTTGAAAAATATTGGTTTTAGTTGTGACAATAATAATTGAATAAAAACAATTATATATCCAGTTACTTCAAGATTCATTATATAATATTATTATATTATTTTATAATAATAATATAATATTATTTGTAATATTTGTAATATTTTTATTGTCTCAAATTAGGGTTAATACATATATCTTGTGAAGGGAAAATATCACCTGACATGCATTTTTCATTTTCGTTGACTTGAATACAACTACGGAAACCTCTATCTTCGCCTATAAAACACCATCCTGATTTGCTAGTTGATTTACTTTGTTGAATATTGCTCATTGAATCATCCGAAGTATAATTGAATGTTTTAATATTAAAGTTTGAATTAGGATTATTGTTTAACATTGGTGTTGGTGTTGGTGTTGGTGTTGAGCCTGAATTAGAATAATTCATGTTTCCAGTTGTATCCTCTACCAAAGCAGTATTCAATGCATTGTTTAAAGCATTATTATTTAATGTATTAGCCAGAGGTATAGTATTTGCTACATTTTGTGCCTGAATATTTTTTAAGGATTGTGGTTGTCCTGGTTGTCCTGGTTGAAAAGGAACATTATTATTAATTGAACCATTTGATGCAACTGATTGTGGTAAAGAAGTTGGTTGAGTGTATGATTGTGTGCTAGGTGATGGAGGCTTTGGTGTATTTGGTGTATTTGGTGTTGTATTGAATGAATTGCCATTAGTCTGTTGTATTGTTAACTTATCTGCTGCAGAAACACCTCCTTTTATCGTTCCTTGAGCAATAAACAACAAATCGTGTACTCCTTGAATAGCATTTCTAAAAATATTCAAAATAGATCCTTGAAAAATATTTTGAAAAAAATTTCTAATTGCAGTAGTGATAGGCTTAATAGCGTTTATAATATCTTGTGTACCGACTGCTAAATATACAAAGACATTGATTCCTAATAGTCCAAAAATAAAAATTACCAATAATAAAATTTTCCAATCCATTCCCATTATTTTTGTACTATTTACATTATCGTTACTATCCGATAAATTGGATGTTCCTGATGTAGAATCGGATCCAGTAAAAGATTTAAATCCAGATTGAAAACTTGAAGATAAAGAATTTAATTTATTTTCAAAATTGTTTTCTGTGTTATTTTTTGATTCATTGTCGTTATTTGAATTCATTCTCGTATATATATTCAATTAGAAAACAAAATATTACAATAAAACATAATATTATTTAAAAGTAAACAAATATAAAAATTGATTTAAATCACTCAATATTTCATCTCGAATATTATATAAATCTGTATTGGTCATTTTAACCATAAATGGATTTGAATTTAAATTTACTAAATATTCTTTGAATTTAATAATTTCATTCTTAAATTTTTTTGTATCATCAAACGATGAATCGAAATCCATCAATCTCAGATGATTTGTTTTCAATAAATTTATACGATTCCCTACTTTTCCCAATAAAACTTCAACAAATTTATCCATATTTTTATTTAATTTACTGTATAAATCATCTGTAGCAATGTGTGTTGCATATCTATATGTTTTCCAGTGGTATAATTTTATCATAACAATCATTTCTAGAAAACGAATAGTTATTTCTCTCTCAAAATTATCCACATTTCCAGGCATTTTGTATAAATATTTTTGACTTTTATTATGTTTCCCATTTTGTCTCTTTTTCGTGTTGGATTTATTATATTTACGCATATTTTTATAATATAATAATATTATTTTTTATTTTCTATACTACTATGGATATCTAGAAAAAAATTACACCCTCGGTATGAATTCTTCACCAAAAGCATTCATTTTATCCAATTTTTCAATTGTTTTTTCTAAATTACTTTTCGATGTGTTATTAAATAAATAATCGGTATTAGGTGATTTCTCATTTTTTTTGATTTGTTTATAAATATTATCTATTTTATTCAATACAATTACTAGTTTTTCTTTTTGTTCATTGGAAAGTAATTCTTCATTACCAATACTTATAATATTTTCTGTTAAAATTGAAACTGCGTAATATATTAGATATTTGCGCTTTTTAAAAATACTTTGACTATTATTATATCGTAAACAATATAGGTTCAATAAACTTTGTATTATTTTTTTTGTTAAAACATTTTTATCATTAGAGTAATATAATAAAACATCCCAAATAACCCATATTATATCCATTTGAAGTTTACTATCAACAGGTATATTATTTCGTCTTTCACCTATGCATTTTTCTTTTTTAGTTTTACAAATATGTTCAAATTCCATAATCCATTCAACCCAATAACACGCATGTATTGTATTTTTACCATCGTTCGATAGATTATACATTAATTCATTTATTGCAATAAATAATTCTTTAGGATCATCTTTTTTAAATACAGCATTTGCATAATAAACATTGGGAGCATTTAGTTTATTTGTCATATTAACCATTTCAAACTCTTCTTTTTTTATATTTATAGATTCGAAACAATGCTTCCTTTTAACACTGCATAATATAAAACAAATCTCAGCAAATAATTTCCTTATTTTTGAATTATTACGCATGGAAAGTTCTGATTGAGTGTATCCATTTTGTAAAATTTGTTTGAATGTTTGAATTCTCAATTCTAGATAAAGAGATAATTTAGGATTACCCAAATGAATATATTTACTAAAAAAATAAATAATTATATCCCATAAATCAATGTAATTTCCTGAACAAATTAATTCTGCTGACCAATATATGGATGATTCTATATTTGAAGCAACTAAGCATTTTAAAAATTCTTTTTTAACATCGGATTTTTTAAATTCTGAAAAAGTTATTCCTTTAAAATCTTTTATTAATCGAATGTCATTGATTTCTATATCCATAAATTATTATTGGTTTTGAATATTTATTATATAACTATGATTTAATAACATATAACAAAAAAAATAGAAAAAATTTACTAAAACTACAATAAAAAAATAAATCTATAAAATAGAATACTCTTAAAAAATTCTATTTTATAATACAAACCTATATATAATACAAAATGACTAAATTTAAAAATACTCTTATGAATAATTTAACAGAATCTATATGTGATTTATATAAACATACCTCTAATTGGGGTAAGGTATTAATATTTTTTATATTGTTTGCTGTAATATTTTTCATATCCAAATCATTTAATAAAACCCAGAAAAAAGAAGGATTTGAAAACAATTTTAGTTATTTAAGCAATGATATAGCATCAGAATTAAATACCGCAAATACCGCAAATCTAAATATTGATTCTAATTTTTCAGTTAAATCAACTTCAAATGAGATTTATGATGATTTTTATGCAAATATATATGATGATTTATTATATTATAATTTTAAAAATAAATATGAAATTGGCATATTAGAAAACAACACAAACCCTACATCAGAAAGTATTATATTAGATATTGGTTCTGGAACAGGTAATTATGTAGGTAATTTAGCATCAAAAGGATATAATGTTAAAGGAATTGATATTTCACCGTCCATGATTAAAAAAGCAAAACAAAATTATCCTGAAATTGCAAATAATTTCATTGAAGGAGATGTTGTTAATATCAACATAATCAATCCTGCAAGTTTTACACATATAAACTGTATGGATTATATGATATATAATATTCAAAATAAATCCATGTTTTTTCAAAACTGCATGAATTGGTTAATGCCTGGTGGTTATTTTTTATTGCAACTAGTTGATAAAAATAATTTTAATTACATGATTCCATCAAGTGGATTATTCAATAATGACAAAAATTCATTCAAGAAAATTGCTAATACTCGAATTATTCAAAACAAAGTAAAGATTCCAAAATATGATATTGATTATTATTCAACTTTTGAAATAAATAGTGATATTGATAGTAGTGATAGCGGTATTGGTAGCAACGAGAACAACATCAGTAAAATAGCAACATTAAATGAAACTTTCAAAAAATTAAATGATGATAAAGAAGTCATTCGTAAGCATATTCATACTTTTTATATGGAATCAATTGATGAAATATACAACATGGCAGTGAATGAGGGGTTTATATTACAGGGAATGATAGACCTAGGAAATATAGAACATTCACGACAAAGTCAATATATTTATGTTTTTACAAAACCAAATTAGTTTGATGAAATATTATAAGTTGTGACTGAACCTATATTTTTCAAAAAAACATTGTCTTTTTTTGTAATTTCAAATTTTATATCGAATTCTATTTCTTCTAATTGTTCATATATATGTTTGCTCAATTGAATTGTATTAATTTCTGCAGTAGATTGTAACCTAGATGCAACATTTACAGCATTACCAACAACACATAAACGTGGAATTTCAT